ATATCAAAAAGAATGAGCTTGTTTTCCGGTTGTGGAGTTTTCCCCATTTCTTCCGGAACGCGAATCAGGCTTCCAATGTTTGCATAGGTCTTGTCTCCTGATTTGTTGTGTTCTACAGTCAACAATCCTGGCTTACCAAGAAACTTATTTGCAAGCCAAGCAGAATCTTTTGACGCTAACTCTAACTCCTGATCGGTGAAGTCTTCACCTTTCCATGATTTCAACAGCTTCCTTAGATTTGATTTCTCATTCAATGAAACTGTGTATGTGTTGCTTACCATGAACGGCTGTTCAGGTTTGTCCGGATGAAATTTGGCTTTTGTGCCAATTAGTTCAAATCCGATGAATACTTCGGCAATCTCTTTAGGCTTGCCTTTAAACTCTTTCTTCTGTGTTCCTAAATCGATCCACCAGATTAAACGTGCTTTGTACGCTTTGGCTGCCGGGATCGGCTTTGGCGGGTAATCCCCTTTGTTCGGTGTTTTCATTTTTTATCTTTTATATGGTTTATATGAAAAACAAAGATATATTAAGATTTGTTATTTTTAACAAATGTTGAAATCTTTTTTCTTTTCTGTTGGGCTGCATTGGACTCTTTGACAATAGCCCGTTCTTTTTCAACTATTCTTAATAGTTCAAAGCGCTTCATTTTAGTCTTTTTATAGTGACCAAAATTCTTAATGAAAACATCCATGTCCTTTTTTACAAATGAGGATACGCCTATTTTAAAAAACAGATATAAAATTCTTTCTACATCTTTTACTTTGTAGCCATATTTCTCAGCAATCTTCTGGACAGCCACATTATGATCCATGTGATTGTCCAGAAGCTTACTTGCATACTTACTTATACGCTTATCGATCATCGGTTAAGAATGATATTTGGAACTTTAAAGAATTTGATTCCATTGACAACATCTCCATCTTTGAGGGTGTTCTTGTTGGCGGATATGAAATTTGTCACTTCACTGAAGTTTACCATTTTCCATGCTTTTGGAATATCTTCAAAGGAAACCACTTCATAATCCCATTTCATAGGAACTGCCGGTTTAGATGCATTTGCTATCTCCATTGCTTCATTCTGCACAACAATTTCAGCCACGGCTTCTTCTGTTTCAGTTTCAATTTCATTGATGATTCCTATCTTTTCAGATTCAATCTGAGCAATGGCAACTTCAACAACTTTATTCCAGGCTTCGATATTCTTATCTGTCAGATAAATCTTTCGAGCATTCTTTAACATGCTCATTCGATTTAATGCATTTGTAACAGAATCAGGAAAGTCAGAAGCAAGCTCCGATTTAAGATAACTTGTAGAAGGTGCTGAGTACATTGTGTGCCATCCTTTTAGTTGCTCCATTGTATTAGTCTGGCCAATGAGAACAATGGCAGACTTCTGAATTGTATACAGGTCATCAATGGACTTTTTTGATTCGCTGGCAGCATCAAGCAATGCCTTCTCTTTATCTCTGGCCGCTTTTTCTTCTGCAGCTTTTTCATCAGCAATTCGCTTTAATTCTGCTGTTTCATAGGCGCGAAGCTTGTCTTTTCCTCTCAGGACACAAGCATCAATAGGTCCGAAGATCTCTTTGTAAACAGTGTCAATATTCTTTGCTTCTGTTAATGCAGGAGCTTTGAGGATCATCTTTGTTTTACCACCGGCGATATTGAGTTTATTCAAAAGGGTGATTTTCTCTCTGAGGATCTTTGCACTTGTTTCATCGACAACTTCAATCGCATCACAAATTTTACTGTGTTCTTCGATATCCTTTTTCAGCCTTTCGGCGTTAAAAAGCTTCCTGATCATTTCAGGGCTTTTAGCAACCATTGGGGTAGTTTTCTTTTCTGCAGTTTCAGTTTTTGTCATAATTTTTGTTATTTGAGACCATGATAGGTTATTTCTCCATCAATGATCATTTGGTTCATTTTTTCTTTTGTGCGTACTATTTTGGTTGAAGGGTCTTTAATATTTACAAAATGATATTCTGTAACTTCAAAATTTGCTATTGACATTCCTTGAAGGTGAAATATCTTCCCTCTGTACTGGAATAAGACTCCAACAGCAAGGTTAAAATTCATCTGTGGTTCCATCGGGTGTATAATTTACAGCTTCATCTCCGGGAAGATAATAGTGGTTATGAGCAAGATTTGCAAATTCAATGATTCTATCAACAGGAGATCCATTTCTAAATTTTAGCATAATAAGCTCTGATATCAATTCATATTCTTCCTGAGTGTACTTGCCATCTTTATAATCCTTGTCTTCGTGCATTAATGGAGAATAGTAGGCAGGACGATATATTCCCATTACCATATCTGCATCTTGTTCAATAGCTCCGGACTCTCTCAAGTCAGATAGTTGTGGTCGCTTATCTTTGTCTTTCTCTACTTGTCTTCCAAGTTGTGATAATGCCATTACAGGAACTTTAAACTCTTTGGCAATAGCTTTTAATTGACCTGAGATACTTGATACTTCGTTCTCACGAGAGAATGTTTTCTCTCCTGATTTCATTAACTGTAAATAGTCAATTATCACCAAATCAAGACTCATTGTTTTTACAAGTCTTCTCAGAATACCTCTTAAATAGGGTGCAGGAATAGCCGGCTTATCATTAATATAAAGTTTTTTATTCTTTAAATAATAAGCAGTGTCTTTTATCTGTTGAATTTGATCTGCATTAATTGATCCCTGTCTAAGCTCTCTCACTGATGCTTTAGCCGAATTGCTAAAGAGTTTCATTATAAGCTGAGAAGCACTCATTTCAAGGGTAAAGATAGCAACAGCTTTATCTGCCTTTAATGCAGCTTCAGCAAAGTTGAGAGCCTTTGTTGATTTACCCATTCCTGGTCTTCCGGCAAGAATAATGAGATCGGTTTTTTGCCATCCACCACTTGCATTGTTAAGCTTTGGATTGCCGGTATCTACTCCTGACAAATATTCAGGATTTTCATTTGAGTTAATGATAATATTTACTGTTTCGTCAATGACTTCGTGTGTTGTATCTTTGGTTGAAATGGTAGATATTTCATTGTTTAACTCTGAAGACATTTTATCAAGTTTTGATAATAGATCCTGAGTACTTGTCATTGGTTGCTGAGCATCGAGCAAGAGAGAATGAGATTCTTCAATGATTTTAAATCTTAGCCAATTGTCAAAGATGATCATTGCATGCTCTTGAAGATTTGCTCCTGAACCAATGCGACTAGTTAAATTAAGTATCCTTATCGGCCCGCCAATTTTATCAAGTTTTCCTTTACTGTCAATGTGCTTTACAACTATGATAGAATCAATAGCTTTGTTTTCATTCTTTAATTCAAGTAAGCATTCATAAATTAAAGCATGGTCGTTGTTTCTGAAGTGTTTTGGTTGAAGAATTGATACAATTTCATCAATAGAATCTCTTATTGATATAATTGTACCAAGAACAACTTCTTCTGAATCGATTTCAAAAATACTCATAGATCATTGAATTTTCTGGTAGGAGTTACCGGCTCTTCTTTCTTCTTTGGTGGATCAGGAAGAACATCTTTCCAATGCTCATTTACCGGATTAAGATATGTACTGGCATGCATAATAAATCGACTACATTCATTACAGTTTTTAATGTAGTTGCTTGCAGCTGCATGTAGTTCGTCTTTCCCAATATGCTTACGGGCATTGGAATAGGCTTTCTTCGCCATTGCTTTATTTCCTGTTTTCTGAAATATCTGCCAAAAGCCCGGATTATCCTTGTCATCATTATCAAAGTCAGAATCAGACAAGAAGAACTTAGTCCATTTTGGAAGAAGCTGAAATTTGCCATCTGCTTCAATTTTAATCAACCCATCGTTTTCAATAGACTTGAGGCAGGCTTTTACTATTGGATCGCTCCATTTCAAGCCTTTGTGCCTGTGTAGCCTGTCGGAATTGAAGTCTTCTGATTTTTTAGTATGAGTTGAAAAATAATCGAGTAGAATATACTCAATCAGGTTTATTCGTAGCCTCTGGCAAATTTGATGGTCGATCAGTGTTTTGCCATTCACCGGTTCGTTCTTGGATACTGTCATTTCCATTTGTAATAGATTGCTTGTCATTGTCAGAAGTTAATTGAGGAGAAGAAAAATTGTTTCCAACAGGCTTCATTTCAGAGAGCTTTGGCTTTTTCAGGTCTGTAAGAATTGTACTAAGAAGCTTATCGACATGAAGGTTCAATTGCTCTGCTCCATGCTTGTGTTTGTTGAGAACAGTTTCAGAATAGGCAAATGATGGTTTTGGCTTTCTCATTGATATTTCCTTTTCGGCAGAATAGAAATTTCTCATGATGTTCCTGACCATTGTGATACAGGCTAATATGTCCATGTTACTAAGACCATCAGGATAGTCGATTTTAAATGCTCCATTGGCTTTGATACTAATGTTGTATTTAATAGCTCCTGACGTATCTACAAGAACCGGACTGGCTTCGTTTTTTTCAGTAATCTTTTTCAGAAATTCTTCGGATTGAAGTCTTTTATTTTTCTCTTGTTCTTTAAAATACTTCTGTCTTCTTGTTGTCATGTTAATAAGAATTGATTGGTTTTGTTGTTGTTTGGGCATCTTCAATAGCATCAAGTAAATGGATAACTCCACTTAGAAGGTCTCGATCTTTTTGGGTTAGCTCTTCAATTTCCGCTCTTATTTCAATAAGATTCTGTTTTTGATCTTTTAATAGCTCAAAATCTATTCTGTAAAATATTTCATCTGGTGTCATGAGTTTTATTTTAATCCGCTAAATGGTAATTGAATTCCGGTTACACTGACCGACTGATTTAAAACGTGTTTTTTCTGCTCTTGCTCTTCAAGGCTTTTTAGGATCATCGCTGCCTGACCTTGCTTTACTCCTTTGGTACAGTCGTATCCAAGCTTCTCAAGTCTTTGCACTTGCCACTCTCTTGCTGCAGAGTTGCTAATGATCTCACTGCAATCTCTCTTGGTATACTGAGTATTTACAATGTCATAACCAAGATCTTTCAGCCATTTTAATTGCTTTTCTGTTGCCGGCTCTCTCATTGCAGGAGAGTTGTTAATTTGAATTTTTGGCAATGCTATCAGACTAACAATTTCAGTACTTGCCCTTTCGTGTTCAAGCTTTCTTTTCTTCTGTATTCTGAATAAGAGATCTTGTTTCTTTGCCCTGGTCATGAATACCTTGTCTTTGATCTCTACATCTTTGTCCAGTGTATAGGTATTGACAAGCTGGTGACGGGAAGTAGAATCGACAATATCCATGATGATACATTTAGGTTTAGAACTGCCAGAGATTGCCTCTAATCGTTCTTCTACTGTATCAAGGGTTACATTAACAACAGGGCGTGTTCCTCTGCCAATTGACTGCAAATAGACCGTCTCGCTCTTTGTAGGTCGTGCTGCGATGATACATGATACCGGTGGATGGTCAAACCCGGCAGTAAGGATCATTACATTGACAAGAACTTTTATGTCACCTTTTTTAAATGCTGCAATTCTATCTTCTCTGTCAGGACATAACTCCTTATCAGAAACGACAAACGTTGCAGCAATACCTTGAGCAATGAAAGCATTTGTTAAATCAGTGGCATGTTCTATGTTCACAGCAAAGGCCAGTGTAGGCATATCTGCAGCGTATTTAAGCCACTCTTTTACGATAAATCTATTACGCTCAGGAGTATTGATAGTCTTGTTCAAGTCGCCTGAATTAAGCTCACCGCCCGTTGTGCGTACTTTGTCAAGGCTGATATCAGTTTTTATCCTGATAGCTTCTAACTCTACCAAGTAGCCATTTTTGATTCCAAAGTCTATCCCACGTTCATAAACAATATCATCGAAAAGATTTCCTAATGAGATACCATCAAGTCTTTTCGGTGTTGCTGTAAGCCCTAATAGTAATTTAAAATTGAAATGATTGATAGCTTTGGTCCAGGTTTCAGCCATAGCCAAATGAGCTTCATCAACAACAATACAATCAAAGGTGCTCGGATCAATTCTATCCAATCTCCGATGAAGAGTTTGTATAGAGGCAACAACAATCTGAGAGTCAATATCAAATCGTTCCTGCTTGATAATTCCTACAGACGCTTCTGGATGATCGGCAATAATTGATCTTGCCGACTGAAGGATAAGTTCTTCGGTGTGAGTAATCCAAAGGACACGATGGAACCTTTTGATGATTGTCGTTGCAGTAAAAGTCTTCCCCAGTCCGGTAGCAAAAACAAGAAGTTGCCGAGCAACCCCCTGTTCTAACCGTTGGAAGACAGTATCATGAGCTTCTTGCTGGAAGTCACGTAATAGCTTCATAGTTTCGCTTTTTAAAGGCTCAAAGTTAATTGTTATTTTTAACAAATGAGCAACTGTTAATAATTAAATGTGGCAGTCGTAAATGGATATAAGGGTATCTTCTGGAAGGCCATCGAGAAGTTTTTTTATTTCTTCTTCCCATTCATTTTGATCTTTTTCATTTGATACCATTCCCCACCATCCCATATCTCCACGTTCATACCATTTACCATCTTTTAATATGGCAAATGTGACAAGCTCATTAAGATTTTCAATATCTCCTTTTTTTGCTTGATCTATTCCAGGTTCGTTTTCTGTAACCAATGATGGCTCTCCAACAACTCCAACGGCTTCGCCTTTTAGTTTTATCATTCCACTCCATCTGCCTCCAAGTTGATACCAATCCCATTTTGAGTCTGGGTTATAGGTGCTATACTCATGCCAAGTTCCATCTACATGCTTTTTCCATAAATTGCCATTCCAATCATTTCCTTTTTGAGCATAAAGCTGATCAAAAGGCAAATTCAACTTGCCGTTTTCTGTCTTACGATAATATTTAATCATTCTTTGCTTCTCTCCTTCAGAGACTTCGCCTTGATCTGTTGGTTTGATTTCAATACATTCATCAAATGGAGCAAGTTGATCTTCTGGATCATCTCCAATTACCATTACTGTAAAGTGTGACATAGTTTTGTTGTTTTTATTTTAATTAAATTATTATACAATCTTTTGGGTCCAGCCCTCTTCCAAGATTTATTCTTGTATTTGTTAGACGAGAATTTTTGAATTTATAAATTGAACCATCTGAACGTCTCCATATCTGACAAAAAACTTCTTCTCCTTCAAGCATCCAGTACCATTTTTTTATCACCTGTAAAAGCTTTCCCTGTAAAATATCCATTAGCAACAATTACCCAACAATATTCAGAAGGGAAAACTCTACGAGAGGTAGAAGTAAAGTTTTCTTTCTCGTAGAGTTCTAAGATTTCAAGATTTTTAATCACTCTTTCTTTTTTGCCGGCTTATCAAGATCACCGATTTTGTCAATAATCTCGGTAGCATCAATCTGAGTGTCATACTTTTCATCAGCATCTTCTGTCTGACCAGCATAATAGGTGATAGCCTGAACGATCCCGAATCTGCTTTGATTGCCACCTTGAACAAAATAGTTCATGATTGAATCTTGCTTCTCCTGAGAGTAAGACAATTCTTTACAGACATTCTTCACCGCTTCAAATGGATGTTGCAATGGAATGTTTGCCTCTTCACGTAACTTATTGATCTTCTCACCCAGATATTCAGGAGACATAAAGAGCCTTACTGCATCTTTGGTCTGAGAAAGGACCAGTTCCATGTTCTTCTGCTTTGTTTCTTCACTCCATTTGACAGAAGTGCTTTCATCCATTCTTGTTCCCAGATGAATCTTTTTCATAGCATCACCACGCCATACCATTCCATTTGAACAAACCGAAACGATTCCATAAGGCGATATGGTGTATGAGCCATTACCCACCTCAGAATTGGTTATAACAAGCCCCGAGAAGATTTTAAAGTCTTCATTCCTTCCTTTGCTTCCCGGTACACGATAGTTTTCAAGTAAATCCTCTGCTTCTTGATAGATTTCCGGAGCGATGAATCGTACATACATTTTTGTATCAGAGATATCACACTGTTGAATCTCCATTTTGATACCACTTTCTTTGATGGCTTCAAGAGTACACATGAGCACGTCCAGATTGTCAATTACTTTGAATGAGTCAGAAAGGAAGGCTCTGAGGATTCCCGGCTCTCCATCTTTGCCTACGAATGTTCTTAGCAGATAGCTTTTTGTGGATTGATTGAGCCAAAAGTTTGCATTGATAGCAAGAAGTCCGGGAGCCGATCCAAGCATTTTGTCATAGTAATTTTTGTTGATGCCAAGCTTTTCTGATAGCTGAGCATGAGCATGTTTCAACGGACGGAGAAACAAGTGTTTTGTATCAGCGACAGCATTAGATTCGTCTGATGTGCTTATCTCACCGACTTCAACTAATACCTGATCATCCATCATAGTAATTTTGTTTGATGGAACAACAAGGTCTCTCTTTTCAAGTTGCTCTGCTTGTAATTTCATGACTACTTCTTGGAGTGTCATTGATTGTGTTTTTACTTCTGGTGTTTCTAAAATTTCCATAGCTTGTTTTATTAATAGGGTTTTCTAAATACGGATGCTTCTTTTGGATTTCCGTCAGAATCCATTGTATACAAAATATCATTATTGTCACTTTTTGTAGTGTAAGAGAAGTCACCTATGTTTAAATGAACCACATAAATGTCTCTTTTATTCTCACGCCAGACTTGAAACCGTTCAATATAAACAGATCCTATTGGACGCATGATTGCAGGATCTTGACGCTCATATTCAGTTTGTGTCATCTTCCTGTTCTTCAAAAGGAACGATTCGACATCTTTCTCTGATTTCTGTTAATGGCAGTCGTGTTCGATTTGAAAGAGAATAATATCCTTGCCGTTGAAATCGCTGAATGAAATTTTCCATTGCTTCAAAAGCTTCTTCTTTGGTATCATACGTTTTGTCTCTTTCAATATCAAATCCATCTGGACTCAATACTCTCAATTTGGTTTTGCTCATAATAGTTGTTTGAATTTTTCTAGCACTTCTTTTCCGTATTTTAAAGATATGTACTCTTGCATAGAGCAAGATTTTCCTTTATACAAAGCAGCTTCAGGAAGATATTCCCAATTTGATTCTCTGTAACGAAATTCTTGATCGAGTTTAAAAATATCAACTTGTGGCTTAATAGTTAAGCCGGTCAACATATCATCCAATGGAATTTCAAATCCAAAGACTTTTTTTAACTCGTAAAGTATTTTGCGCCTTTTCATTACTTCATTTCTTAATTCGATAAGCTCTGTCATGTTGAATAAGATTAGATAATATTTTTGGTGGCATATCTTTTTCAAAAGAAAGAGAGATAGCTTTTTGCCCCTCTCTTTTTTCTTTCAAAAACAATAACAGATTGTTAACCGTGTTGTCCTTTTTCATTGTTTATGTTAAATACAAGTGTGTCATCTTCAATTTTCCCTGCATCTAATTTTGAATTAGTAATCTCAGGATACATATTGGCGTAATGCTCAATAACTTGTTTTGGTGTAAGCTCCGGATTAGGATCAGAAAGTGTCATTTCATTTCCATCAATGGTAGCTTTGAAAATTCTGGGTATTGGTTTTACTTCAAGCATAGTGTTGTTGGATTAAAAGTTATCAGGATCATCTTCTGTTTCTTCCTCTTCTTCAAGAGTTTCTTCATCATCTGAGTTACTTAAAGCTTCTTCTTCATCGAAATCATCCAATGTTTCAGGGTCAAGCTCTTCTTCTTCAGGTTTTATCGGTTCAGGCTCTACAGGATCGGCATCAAAGTTGATTTTTGCCAGTTCTTCTCTGCAGTCATAAAGTAGCTTTTCAGCTTCTTTCTTTTCTGCACCTTTAAGCTTAGGAATCAGCTTGATCAGATCTTCTTTAGCTTCTTTGAATCTGCTTTCAGCCATGAGGCTTCTCATTTCAACCATTGGACTGACAGGATCAGGCTTCTTTGCTTCTGCTTTGGTAGGGGCTCTCTTTTGGGCCTTAGCGTTCTTTTTATCGAGCTTGTCTTTCTTCTCCTCTGCCTCCTTCACTGATTCATCAAAAGCTTCTGTATTAACTTTGAATAGTGCTCTGATAGAATCTAATGGTGGTGTAAGAGCCTTGATAAAATTTTCGTCAAGTTCTTCAGGTGTGCCTTTCATCGTTACCGGTGAGAGGTCTTTGTTTTTGGTCATATTGACCGATACGCTAAGATGGTTATCTTTTTTTGTAATAACAAGCGTCAGCGAATCTTCGTTGATAATCTTTTCAAATAGTTTTGTAAACATAGCTTTTTAAAATTAAAATTAAAAAAAAGAGAACTGAGGGTTTCCCCTCAGCTCTCAGCTATGACCCGAAACCAATATGACAAATTGAAATCGACGACAATGCAAATAATAGCGCTTAACAAATCTATCTTTCACAAGCACTCCATATATAAATATGGGTATTCAAGATGCTATAACGCTATTTAAGATGAAACAAGTTCCGTATTGTTCCCGGAATGTTCCGACGACACGCATATTTCAAAACCTTTGATCCTAATGCATGTTCTAAGGAAGGCTGTCATTCAAATCACATCGCAAAGATATAAATTTGTTGTAAATAACAAATTATACTTAATTAAACCATTCTATGTTATCAAGTTGTTCACTGATAGCAGAGCACTGATCGATATTCAGTTCATCATATTTGATGATTAACCAGGGCATTCTTTCGTCCTGAATTTGTCGTTTTTCTTTGTCAATAATGTGTCTTCGATTGTTGACAAGAACAATAGGCAGGTCAGACTTTGCCTTACATTTGGTTCCTTGAGATTGTAGCATAATGTTGTTCATAGCGATAATTAGAATAAAGAAAAACTATTTCTCCCTAATCTGCAATAAGGTTTCTTGCTTTTCCTTTGTATGGAAATACAATATTTCCTTGAAGTAGATTGTAGATAAGGTTCCCGCAGACCTGATAGATTGCATTATCTTTGTTCACTTTGTCAATGACAGTGTAATCCCAAATGGTAGTACCATCAACTGTTATTTTAACAGAGCATCCTTTCTGTGGATAGTCAGCAATAATTTTAATGCTTGCTTTGTCTTTACTGAACTTTTGAATGATATTGATCTCATTAGAGAACATATGTATCATTTCTTTAAGAGTTCTTTTAGGATTTTGAGGCTTCCATAGTTTGTTCATAGCTTTGTAAATTGATAGTTTTCTTTGATATTTTGAGCGTGATAAGTTCCCGGAGAGGATGTTTTTACAAGGCCATCCCAAATTGGCTCAGGAACGTCAGAATAGAGGTATGCGGCACCTTTCTTAAACCGGATGATAAGATCTCTGGTTTTGTGATTGTACGTTCCAGTGTCAAGTGTAGAGCTGTTAAAGCTCACTGTTGTGGTTTTAATTGCTTTTTTTTCCATTTTTTGAATTAGAATTTAAACTCCTGATACCATTAGATATCAGGAGTTATTGGGTTAGTCATGTAAGATTGCTTCAAGATACTCAGGATCCAAGTTTGCAAGGGTTCCGTCCAGATTACGAAATACAGGTTTTACTGGTTTCAGACTGAACAATGGATACTTTTTTGACAGGTTCTCGTTAAGAGACTGTAATATCTCATTGTAATCATTGTGTCCAGCACAAACTCCTGACATGGCAGTAATTTGGCATCCACATGGCTCTTCAATGGTGTAAAGCCAATGAATCTTACCTCCGGGGTACATTGCTTTTGGATCATGTCCGGAATACTTACTCAGTAATTTGTGTTCGTTTCCAAATGGAATTTTACAGAACATAACCTGATGAACAGACTCATGTTTTAATGGATCGATGATCATCTTTGCAGGTTCGCTCAAGCGATTTTCAATTTTGAATGTTGGGTTGTCATAGTTCATAGCGATAATTAGAGTAAAGAAAAATTATTTCTTTAGTATCCGATAATATCTTACGCTTTTCGGTGGACAATATCCTTCCGGTCCTTTGTATCCTCTTTGGACAGAGTCGAACAATGCTTTAGGGAATACCGCAACAATAATTGTATCTGGGTTCATGCGATGGTAGAGAGTGGTATCCGGCTCCTGAGCTATGACTTTAAAGCTCCAGAAGATGATAACTACCAACATAAATAGCAAAAAACATTTTATCAGTAGTTTGATTTTTTTCATGATTCTATCGTATTGGATTAAGTGAGTCTATTCGATCATCAATGTATTGGCCAAAAACCCAAATCGTATTGTCGTACTTCTTTGATGCTAGTTTAATATTCCACTCGGCAACTTCTTTTACAATTGCTGCCGTTTCGTATTGGTTGCCGTTAGCTCTTGCACTCTTTAGTGTTTGTTCAAAAGCGTTGCGCTGCGTTTTGAATTGGTTGTAGTCGTAGTAGGATACAAAACCCCAGCATAGAAGATGAATCAGCAATAATATTGAGCCGAACACAGCCATAAGACCTCCGAGCATGCCAAAGTCCCAGCTATTAAGAAGTTTCACGCCTACTGCAATAATCACAATTAGAATAATTAATGTTGTCATAGTTTTTGGTTGTTAGTGTTTGGTTCATTTAATCAGCTTGTCGGGGTGGCGTGTCATGGTTAGTATCCTAATAGTTTAGTGTGAACAAGTCTAGGCAACTGTACTTCGGTTCTGTTTTGTGAATAAGCATTGAACGCCATTCGCTTTCCCGAAATGTGATTGCAGTAATCTTTTAGGGCTTCATCAACGGTGTCGCCGTTGCCCGAGTAGCCAACCAAGCAACTTGACTCCATTGCATGACCGTCCTTAAATAAAACGTAGAATCTTTTCAATCCGCGTAATCTTTCTGCTCGTTCGTTTGCTTCAAGTGTGAAGCCTAGCTCTTTTTCAAGCTCTAGTATTTCTTTTGGTGTGATCCAGTTTATTTTCATATCCTTCATTTAATCATCGGTCAATGCCGATGGGGGGGGGTTAGTCAACAACTCGTGCTAATAGCTCTTTTGTTCGGTCTGCCAATCTTTCCCATTTCTTCTTTTCAGATAGGTATGTTTTGAAATTCAGTTCTGCGAGTAATTCACCTTTGAAAAAACTACTACACTCAAACTTCTCAAAGTTTTCCAAGTACAGTAGCTTGTAGGCTATTTTCAATAATCTTTTTTCAAGAAACTTTCGACTAGTCAGCTTTTCTCGTGCCAGTTTTATCTTATATGCTTTCATCTTATCAGTTGTTTAGTTGTTTGGTGGGGTGGTGTTAAGTACCTTGTGTTGCAAGTGAGCGTCATTTAAAGATGTCATGTGACTAATGACGGTCAGCGTTTCCTTATCTCTTTGTAGCTCTAAGAACTCAATGTATTCGGCTACCCTCGGATTCACTAAGAAGTCATCCGTTTTTGAAGTGTCCTCTATGTTTTCAAAATCCTTTGGAATAGAAATCCAACTATATTTAATAGTCACATCTTCTACATTTTCGCCTGTTGTATTTTTCATTCGTGGCATAGTCCTTTATTTTAAGTCCTCAATCCCCTTACTCACCTCATCCCTGCATTCAGAAGGTTATGTCTTTGTAGCAAATCATCCCTTGTCCTCCTTTGGGTTAGATGCACACTGGCACTTTCTTCTTTCTTGTAATTGTCCAATCCACTCATCTGTAAAATGCCACCCCATTCCATTGCAAATCGGACACGACTTGTCCTCCTTCCTGTCAGTTGATGCGATGAGATACTTGTAGCACTCCTGAAATCCCGCTACAAAGAATCCTTGTTGTTGTGCTGACAGGTGCTCTGATAAACCTACTGCAAACGCTCCTGCGTCCTCTACGCTTGTTAAGTCTCTAAATTCGATTTCTTTGCTCATGATTGTTGGGGTTTTTGGGTTGTTATTAGTTGCGGTGAAGGTGTCGAACCATTTATCATACGCTGAATAGGTGTCAAAGGCTCGTTTATAATCATTCTCCGATGTTCTTTTTCCGTCAGTATCTTTGTGAATGCAAAACTCCACAGCCATCTGTCGGGCGTGGGTGTCTCGGTCTGATATAATTTTCTTTTCAAGTTGATCGAGTAGGTTTCTTGCTTCGCTTACTTGATCGCCTGTGTGACCATGTAAAGATGATTCAAGGTTTGCCAGTATTGTGTCTAAGTCAAAGACAAGTGCTTCGGGTGTCATGTTGTTGGGGTGTTAGTTTATAGTTTTAGAATTAATTAAATTGTTTCCAGACACTTCACATTCAACAATAACAGTGTCTGTTCCATAATCATCTTTGTTTTCATTAGCCTCCTTCAAAGAGTCACACATTTCGTAACAAACCGCCTTATCTTCATCAGTCCTGTACCTTCCATCGTACAATAGGTATTTTTTTTCAGTTTTTTTCTTGCTCATCTTCTTAGTTTTTATCAGTTATCATTCCCTTCAACATAGCCATCGTTCCAGTGGCCGTGATATTGGTATTTGCATCCATTTTTATCGAATGTAATGAAAATATCATACCCGTGGTAGTCTTTATAAATTAAATTAATTTCAGAGAAATCTGATGGTTTTATTGTTGGCTTTAGTTCTTCTCCATCACAAGAAATAAACCACACAAACTCAATCGGCTTACCTTTTGGCTTGTCGGCGAAGAGGGCAAGGATGTCGTTGACTGCATCATCTGTTATGTAATCATTACCTTTGTAGTGTTTCATCAAGATGATTCCGAGCTTCTCATCAATATCTTGCACAGGCATCTCACCCGTCAAGTCTTTAATTATTGTTTTCATGGGTCTGGATATTAATCGTTAGTAATATTATTCGGTAGTTTTATTTTGCAGATGCGGATATATATTGTTATATGAAAGTGGGCAGGAGTGCTTCGATTGAACTTTCGGGAAAAAGAAAAAGAAAAAATCTGCCCACGCTCAAATGATTTAGTGACCCAATGATTTCAAAAGAAAGTAAACACTTGCACGGCTGTCATCAAGTGGGTTGTGCTTTCTCAATCCATCAATTCCACATTCTGCACATCGGTCAATGCTTACATCTACTAATGTTGAAGCATCAAACAAGGGATATGGCATTGACCATTCTCTTTCTGTCGGAGCATCATTTACAATAGCGTGTAAAAAGTTTGTTTCAACTGGAAAATTTACATCGCTCCAAATTTCTGCCGTTTCTTTGTGCTTTACGTAGAAGTTGAAAAAAGCATCCCGAAGCTCTTTGTCTGTTTCGCAAGTCGGCATATCAGAAAGATTAGGTATTACATTTTGTTTAACCCAACCATTTGCTTTTTCAGCCCCCTCCTTGCTTAATAGTTCAAATCGGTCAAGTTCTGTTCCGCCTCTGTTTACTACAATAGCACCAACGGCAAATCCTGTTCCGTGTAAACTTGTGCTTTCTACGTCAAATAATAAAATGTTCTTTTGCATTTTAAATGATTTAATTGTTTCCCACGCTCATTTTTTCTTTTTCTTTTTACGTGCTTCTAATCGAGTGTAGTGCGTGAAAATCCCACCTTCATATAACACGGGTTTTGCGTCAGTTTTGCCACCCACAAGCCCTACGCACAAAACCGAACGCCAAGCCCGAAAACGGTATATGCTATGCCTGTTAAGTTAGTGCCGTGATTATTAATTTTGTGGCTGGCACAGCACATACCAGCTTGTTAGCGGAAATTATTTCCTGACCGCTGACAGAAGTTTTAAGTTTGGTTTCTCTTTTCTCCACCATCTACGAAGTTCCTTAAATGTTTTGCAGTTGTTTCTTTCTGTAAGGTATAAATCACATTTATCTCCTTTGAAAGTGAATCGACAATACCAATAATAACTACCGCTAACAGGCAGTTTTGCGTCATGCTGTGGGTAGGTGTTGGTTGTTACATTTTTTTCCATATCAAATTTTGTTATTAAGTGAAGCGTTCGGTTTAAAAACGCCACCGAACGCAAAGCTGCTTGGGCGTTAGCAGCAATAACTACCGACCACCTTCTACATAGTGTTCACGTATTTCTTTTGCCGCATCATTTTGAGCATCTATTGCACCTTCTTGGTAACATTTTTCAGCAAAATCACGAAGGATAGTTGCACTTGCTTCTAAGTTTTCAGACTGCATCAAAAGTTCTGCTAATTCGTAAATTTCTTTTTCTTGTTTTGAATGTTCCATTTTTAAATCCGTTACTGCTGCTAACGTCAAGTTTGGCTCGGCCTCCTCCCTGTACCCATCAGGTAGTAGATGTTCTGGGGATGGGGCGAGTGGGTTTTCGTAAACCTCACTCCAGTATGCAACACCTTCAGGAGTTTCTCTCCAGACGAAGCCTCCATGAATTGCCCATTTTAGACTACTCTCTTGTTTTTCAGGTTCATCGCAATTCCTTATCGCCCTGCGCCTAACAATCGGGCATTTTATTTCGTTGAAGTAGTCAGGGGTGGTTTTCATGGGTTGGGGTTAGATTGTCTTTTAACACATACGCATATTCATTTTCATAAAATTCACACTCTTTTGGCATTTCAATATTTTCTTTATCTCCAGTCTCGAAAGCATTTCCCTTTACCGCTACTTTATGTGGATGAATGAAGCAGTCTCTTTTTTTACAGAACATAAGGTTTACGGTCATTTCATATTCATTGCCGTTTTCATCACTACGTCCGCTAAATACGGTTGTGGTTCTCTTTTCAAGATTCACGCAACTATGGCATGGTCTTAAAAAATCAGGGCTTTTAAAACAAACATCTTCGTGCCTCATGCAAGCCGACTTTCTTTGGTACATCTTTTTACAATGGTCGCACTTATATATTTCTTTTGTCTCTGTTATCATGTTACTTTCAGTTTTCCATCCGTCTATAAATCCCCCGCACCGACCAAGATGCGAGGGATGAAATTTATTTTATTTAATCTTTCTCCAGTTATTTTGTGCATACTGACAGAATAATTCGAAGTGATTATGTACATAATCTAATTTGTCTTTCCAGGGATTGTCATTTACATCTAGCCGACCTTCTTCTTCATTGTGTTGATTATAGAAAGAATTAATAATGATATCCTGAAAGTCACTATCATCTTTATAGATGTCATTTTTATTCAAGTAGTTTTTTATAGCCCATTCAAATGAAAGCCCTATTATTGAATGTGGTGATTTTACCGCATAATTAAAGCGATTTAGCTCGTGTCCTCTTCCCTGTGATTTCATAGCTTCTGTTATTTCTTTTACTATGTGATAAGGAAGGTATTTCTTTAGTATGTCTTTTATTTTCATGGTTTATGTTATTTAAAGATGTCTGGATGTGCTGTTTTTCTCCAATCAGGCCATGTTTCTGTTTCATTTGTATGGTCTTCTAATGTATGGTTGCCATAAAATCCATTTTTAACAGCATTTTTAACGAGATTGAGAGCTTCTGTTATGTTATTAACATGATATACTTGCCACACCATTCCTCCCACTTCATTTCGAATGTATAGGGTTTTAGGATATGTATCATTTGTTGTATTGTCAACAACTTCAGGTGTTTTTTTGTCAATTGAGCGATAGTTGTTCATGATGTTGTGTGCAATTATGAATAACACAGCGGACTAATTTCTGACATATCTAATGCGACACGATAAGCATCTTCAAAACTTGTATATTCTTGAAGAAAATAATTACCAGTTGTTTGCCAGCAATCTTTTTTACTTAAAAAATCCTGAATACTTAAATGATTTTCAGAAATAAAAACATCTGTAAAATCTTCTTTAGCCAAAAGCCAAACAACTTTTCCATTTCTATTGATACATTTTTCATCAATAAAATCAACCATTTGAGAATGTTTTTTGAACTCAAAACAAGGAATATCATTATTCCCTAAATCTAAACTTGCATAATGTAATTTAAACATAATAAATAACTGCACACAACACTGTATAAAATCAAGTGGGGTTATGTGCTATTTTTAACCACCTCGGCTGTTTATTTAGTTTTGTGCAAGTCGAAACGTGTTTGCCGTTCAATCCCCACCTGCTTTTATACTTTTACGTTATAGGGCATTTAAGAAACCTCGACCAATTCGACATCCTTAACTTTTACCCCACCATCACCAATTACAGGTAATCCTGTTGAGAAACGATAAGTGGCACAATCCACCAATAATTCGTTTTCGCTTTCATACTCTTTGACAATCTCGTTGTTGTCGTCAATTTCAAGCTCATACTTGTAAGTTACTGTCACTTCTACTGTTCTCATTTTGATTAAATTAAAAACGCCCTATAACATACGCTATACAAAAGCAGGGGCGTACTGCTAAAGTGAGCGTTTTTTACTTAATAATTAAATTCGTGTTGTTCTCTAATTTACCATTTAACTTTTTCTCCCACGCTTCCAGTAGTTTTCATTACTGATTTTCGGATAATGCAAGTTGCATTTTCAAAAGGTTCTGTAAAATCAAATCTGTCAAGTGTGAATTTTGAAATACCCAAATTTGGGTTTTCAGAGCATAAAGCGGATAAGCTCCCGTAGTATTTATGGGAGCTTTCCGATTTGATTTCTAAGTGAAAAATCTTACGCATTTTCTTCTTCTTTTACGTGTCTTTTTTCGCTTTTGCTGTAATAGTAGCCGTCAGGTGCGTTGTAATCAGTTTCGCCAACTAAATAATACAAGTTCATATTTTTCATCAATCCGTCAGTATCTTCCATTACAAAATCAGAGTGAAAAACTTTTGTTTCAGGTGATTTGTGCCAGTTGTCTGAAAAATTAACTATCTCTCCATCAGACCAAAAATCGCCATAGCTTACGTGTTGTGTTCTTCCGTTGCTTGTTACTTCGCACGCATCTTCAAGTTTTGGCAACTTGTCTGAATTTTCGTTAAAGAAGTCCATAAGTGCTTCGCTTACTTCTTGCAAATCTGCATCGTTAGTGAATTGTTCAAAGTCAAAACCTAATTCGATTGCTTGTCTGATGATTGTGTTTTTGATTAAATTTTTCATTTTCTTGTTATTTTGATTGTTAATGACAGTACAAATATAAGCCGCTTATTTGTAACCACCAAGCATTTTTACAAATATTTTTCACTTATTTGTATTATTATCTCTAAAGTGCTGATTTTCAATGTTGATATTTTTTTGACCACCGCACAAAAAAAGATTAAAAACACCTTGCTTCGATTGAAAGTTCTGCTTAATGAACCGCAACGAGAGCATAACATGCGTTTGGCTCAATGGCGGTTTTAGTGGTTAATTCAACATTGTGCCTCGCATCAGCTTTAGTGGTGGTTTGAAAGTTTTTCGCTCCGAAATCCGCCACTGCGCCAAGCGCAAACACGTTAGTGGCAATACTAATACCACCTTCCAGTAAGAATGTCCGCACCCCCATTTAAATAATCATCATCAGATGGCTCACGGGCTTCTGTCCATTTTTCATTTTCAGCATCCCAGCCGCATTTAGAGCAGCTTTGGTAATCAAAATCAATATGGTCATAGCTTCTACCACATTTAGGGCAATCCTCGTGCGGCTGTCCCTCGTAATATTCATCATCATACCAATCTTCCTGAGAATCCCTACTGCCACTAACAGCACCTAAATCGCTATTGGCGGCTTCTGATGTATTCAAATTTTCGTTTTCCATTGTTACTTTATTTTTAGATTGATAATTTCGTATTTCAAATCGCCAACAGCGTTTAGCTGCGGCACGTACTTTGCATTTTTTCTGTCTTGCAGTTTTAATCCTATAATTGCTTCCTCGCTTTTCGTTTCTGCGGTGATTGTTGGATATCTAACATGACACCTCCCCGAGAACTTGTTTGCGTTTCATTTGTTGTCTCATCTTTTTCTTAGCCACAAGCAGCTCTCTTTCAGTCATGGCAGCTTCTATTCGTAGGTAGAACAGTTCTTCCGGCTCCATATCAGTACTGATACGAGAGCAGACCTCTTGATGCTTAGCCATTAGTTTTTCAATTTCAACAATACCTTCCTGAGCTTCTGAAGCTGAGAGGGTATGTATTAGTTCTTGATTAATTTTTGTCATGATCGTCGATTTAGATTGTTAACATAGGTTTTCTTTGTTCTGGTAAAATTCAATTCTTCAGAAGCAGATACAGCCAATGCTGGATTTTCATTATATAGCGATTGCAAGATGAAAGCAACGAGTCTATCTAAATCAATATGGCTTATTCTGTCTAAATTCTGCATATCAGTATGAAATCGAATAAAAACCAGAATTCTTTTCATTTGTTCTTGTTTGGTCATAGCATTTTGATTTTAAGGTTTACAGCTCTCCTTCATCAGCGAAGGAATAATAGCTTTCTTGTGAGACGATAATATGATCGAGGATCTTGATATCGTGTAATTTTGCAGCATCGGCAAATTGCTTAGTGATCTCTTTGTCACTTTCCGAAGGGTATGTCCTTCCGGATGGGTGATTATGGGTAAGAATCATTGCATATGCACCACATGATAATGCCAGGGCAAGGACCATCCTGATATCTACCTGCACACCGGAAATGGATCCGGTAGTATGGTGGTATAGCTGAAAGATCTCGTTGCCTCCTTGATATACACCGGCCGGACCTCATGGACATACTTTGATTGTACTTTCAATTCTCTACTGTTCATTGACTTCTCCTTTCTTTGTCTCCAAAAGGTTTTCAACGTTTATTAGATTAATGGTTATTGCAACAGAAGGATTATTGGACATAGTTTGATTGGTCTGAGTAAAAAATTGACCGCACAATAGGACAGCAACAAAGAACTCTTCTACAGACTCATACTTCACCTCACTGTTTTTAAGTAAGTGATCTGTCATGACAACCGGTAAGGTGAGTTCATTAAAATACGGCTTGAGCAGATCTGTCTTTTCTTGTACAGATTTTGAATCAGAAGCTTTTTGTAGGGTATCCACAATCTTATTAGCCCGGACTGAAATAGCATCGGTTATCAACTTATAACGCTCCGAATCAATATTAAAGATCTCATGTGACTTGCCCATTTTATTATCAAACAATTCATGGTTAACTCTCAATTCGTCATAACTAAAGGACTCAATTTTCATAGTTTTTTATTTTATCTGGTTAATACTTATTAGATTACGAAAGAAAGAAAAATTATTTCCCCCAAACTCTTGACTTTCTCACCACAACACCATTACTTTGTTCCCTGAAATAGGATAGTGAACCTATTTGTTTAACTCGTGTGAAGGATATACTCTTTATTCGGCCCGGTACAGTTCATTACTGCCTTTGTTCCAAGCCCAACCGGACTCCCGTTAATTACCTCCACACCTGAGTAGCGGACACCAGATCCCTCCTACAAACCTGACCCACCAGCAGGCCCCGCCGTATCCAACAGCCAACTAAAACCCATCTCGTTCATCACCTGACCAATAGGCTGTAATGATGGTAACAAGCGATATGTTCAAAACTTCTGTCGCCCATCAACTCCATACTCATACCTTACCCGACTTCCGACAGAATGTCAAGTCTCCCTCTGGGCCAAGGGCCGAAACTTCATTTCGGCTCCTCCTCTCCCTCCCCTCTTTCCTCCAGAATGTATAGTACTCCCAACAATAACACAAAATATCCACAAACAATCCCAGAAATACCCCAAATCAATAACCCAAACAAATAATACCCCACTCAACAAATAATCACCCTTTTCAGACAATAATCACAATATATGTCGACAAAAAATATAAGACCTACTGATAATCAAGGAGTTACAGAGAAATGATAAAGTAATTATGTAAGTATCATGTATCACTTTAGGATGGGCTATGGAGGTGTGCCTAATTGGCAGATAGTAAAATAAATTTGTTGTGGTGATTGGAAGTTATTATATTTGTAGCTCGGAAGTAAATGAACGTCCTGTAGGGGTACAGGACAAAAGAGCCATCGGAGTATATCTGATGGTTTTTTTTATGTATCATTGTGGTCGATACCTGATAATGGTTTTCTTTTCTTGCTATTCCCTGTTGGGCTTCACTACCCGGCGGGGAATTTTTGCGTTCATGGTATTAGTCCTGTCCTTTCGCTATAGATCCTGTCGTATCTGTCGGTAAAGCCTATTAGACCTGTCCTGTCGTATGATGGTGGTGTAGCGTTGTGGTTGTGCTAAAGAGGGGGATTCAATTTTTCTTTTGTTCGTATTAACACGCTGGTGATAAGCCAGCCCTAAAACTATTTGTTATGAATTTGAATGAAATGGTGTTTACCGTAGGTGAAGCTAAGTCTGGCCTACTGGAGTCTGGTGTGCATAATGTGCGCATTGCAGGAATTGAAGGTAAGGTGCCTGAACACAAGAAGTCCGATTTCAAGGACAAGGACGAACAGGCAGAGGTAACCTTCAAAGATAAGGAGGGCCGTCAGTTCAGGCATTATTACAATCTGTTTGCTTACAGGCTTTTTGCTGAACTCAGCGAGAAAGAGCGTGAGTCAGGAAAGTACATAGATGCAGGCGGTTATGCTCTGAATCTCAGTACTGGATTGCGTGAGAAAGTTCCGTATTCCACACCTGAGCAGAAGAAAGCTGACGGATGGAAGCCGAATCGTTCTGACCAGGCTTTGAGCATCTTTCAAGGTTTGGCAGGAGCTACAGGCTTACCGCTTGAGGCCAATTTCAAGGTTGCTGATTTGTTAGGACGTGAACTGACTATCGTTCTCGGCCCTGAAATGAATCCGGTGACGCACAAGATGGACGTTCGATTGAAAGCGATTCGTCCGCTTGAAGCCCTTGAGGTTTAAGTGAAAGAGATTCCCCTGAAATACGGGGAATCTCTTTTTTTTGTTCTAACTCTAAACTATACAGCTATGAAAAACAAAAATTCACGTCAGATAAGCAAAGAACTCACTATCTATGACGGACATGAGAACGGTGAACACTGGATGGATTGATTTTCCTTTAACTTAAATCATCATGACAACAAGATACCAGGTGACATTCATAGGGAAACTGTCAGACACGCAAAAGCAGTTCATCTGCTTAACTATCGGGCGAATCGTTCACTTCAACACCGAACTACTACTCACGCCCGAACAGTTCAAGACATTGTACAATGCGCTTGTACTGAAGAACTATGTAGAGAAGAACTATCCCAATTAGGGGTAGTTTTTCTTTCCCTTGCTATGATTTATTATGAATTACCTGACGGTACGCTTACCGTCGTAAAAGAAGATGCTTTAGAATACGACAAAGCATGAAAGTAAGCTAATCTTGCTACTCATCAGCAAGGCCTAGACCACATGGCAGGTTAAATGGACGATACGTGAAGCCCTCAGATGAGAGGGCTTATTTTTTTTTTAGGGACTCCTACCCGAATAAAGACCTACCCCCCACCCCGAACATGGGGGCCCCCTAAGACCTGAAGAACCGAACACCTTCTCCCGGTAACATGACTATGTATATATTCTTGTTAGGAATAACAAATGAATTGTTGATAAATAAAGTTGGTACTATTTGTTAGAAATAACAAATGTAGATGTATATTGTGGTGAGAAATAATTTTTCTTTTATTCAAAGATTTTATGGGGAATTTGTGTTAATACGCGTAAATTGGTATGGGTTCTGGCTAGGTCGTTGGGACCTGTACTGGTTTACAAAAAGGTTCTATATTTGTAGAATTATGGGAACGAGATCAGGAGTATTTCGGGTGGAGCAGTGTGGCTGTTTTGATGAGTTTTGGGATGTAGGGAAGTTGGGGGATTACGAGTTGTATAGGCGGATAGAGCGGAATGAGGCTGGTGATACGTATCCGTATTTGGAGCGGTTATATTTGTGTAGGAGCAGGGTAGAGAATTTGTTTGATGTTGTTGATCATGGGTATTGGGTGAGGGAGTTGTTATTATTTGATAGTGAAGATGAATTGCGGGATTATTTGAGGCGTAGTGTTGAGGTAGAGATGAAGAGATTGCAACCGGGGGATTTGGAATATTTTCCGGCCAATATAAATGAGATAAGGGAAAAAATAATTAGGAGACATGAAAATCGCAAAGGTTAAGTTAATGAACCACGGTACTAATGGATTGGCTGTGGAGTATGATCAGGAGATGGACAGTGGCGGGATGAAGTTTAGGAACAGTTTATCGGGGAAGTACCGGATGCCTGTTACGCCGGAGATTCGGATGGTATTGATCAAGATGGAGGAGCACTGTAAACGGATGTTGAGGGTTGAGGATCAGACGTTGTTGAGTGTTGTAGGTGTTTTGGGTGATGTTGAGAAGGTATCATTGATGGCACAGGTGATGAGTTATGACTCGTTGGATTACAATGTTACTACGGCCTGGATGAATGAGGGAACGGAGTATAAGGATTTCGCGGGGTTGTCGAGGTTGGTGGGAGAATTGCATGAGTTGGTGGCGTTGCATGTACAGGGAAGTACGGCAATGAATTCCAAGCAGGTGTTATTGGATTTCAAGGAGTATGGGGATGAGAAGGTAAAAAAAGAATTTGTTGATCTGAACCTTGATTCAATGAGTGAGGAAGAGCTGTTGGTTAAGGCGAAGTCTATTTTAGAGAAGCAGGGGTGTATTGTGATGGAGCCGGCGGATTTTTCCGTAGGTGAAGCAGAGGAAGTGTTTTAAAAAGGAGGACTGATAAATGGGCTGTTAATAATGGCAATAATCCTGATAGCTTCGGGATTATTTGCCTACCATTTTCCTTTCGGGCAAGGGAATAATGATGACGACTATGGATTCTGAAAAAGAGTTTTCTTCTTATACTGATCATGACTGGAAGGTATTTGAGTACTACTATAGGTTAGTAGATTTTGCAAGAGCAATTGATGCTACTCCTGTAATTATGAAATTCAGGAGAGGTACACAAATAATGCTTAGAAAAAATGAAGATATGGTAGATGAACCAATGAATAAGAGTAAGTTGATTCCGCTTCCTTCAACAAGAGAGCAGGCGATAGAAATATTGAAGATGTTAGAGTCTCAGGCAAGTAAAAGGATCTATCATGAGATGCCTATGACTGAAGAGCAGAGGATTTATCGTGAGAGCTGCATGAAAGTATACTGGGAGAGTCATCTGACGATTCCTAAGAAAGAGGTTGATAGGCAGAAGTCAAGGCGATCCGGTTTTCGGGGGAAATTAATGACTTACAAAATGAGAAAGGAGCTATTTGGGAAATAGCAGAAACTGAGCTTAGTTAGTTTCAAACACAATTAAAAAAGAAGCGATGGAACAGTTAGAAGAATTTGCCCGGGAGTTTGTAAGTGAATACCCGGAACATGGTCAGGAAGTGGCTGACTTATTACAGCTCTGCAGGGATGAAATTGAATCAGGGGAGTCTGAGGTCAATGAGATTTATCTCTGCAGGAAATCTATAGAACAATTACTGGAGGAATAAATTATGTCAAAGAAATATACTTTTGAAGAACGTTGGTTAGAGGCTACGAATTATTTAAAGTCAAAATTTCCGGAACTGTAAATAACTCCATATTCCAATGCAAAAGAGTTAGAAAAAAAAATTATGGAAAATAAATTAGTAGTAAAAAACTGCCGAAGCTGTCTGTTCTTATTTCATGGAGAGCAGTATGAGTGTAGCCACCCAAATGTTGAAAATGCAGGATCTTATCAAAATACATTGGATCCATTAATGTTGGATACTATCCCGAAAAAGTGTCCCCTGAAAAAAGGGCCATTGACTATTGAAGTTGAAAGTGAGAGTATTCCTATAGAGATTGATCTGACAGGGAAGGCTATTTATCCGAAGATTCATGTTGGTTATAATAAAGCTGGTGGTATAGATATTGAGAGTTATTTAAGGAAACAGCATACTGATGGCAAATGGTATGCTGTTTACTTTCAGAGTTTTGTTGCTACTGATGAAAGAGCAAGTTCAATTCAAAGGCATGCAGATTTAAGCAGGGGAATTGAAGATTTTCATTATTCTGTTTACAATATGCTCATTTGCGGAATTGTAATTCCTTTGGTTTATGATGATCAATATGTTAGTCCGAAGCAAGGAATGCATCCTCTTGATAAGAATCAGATAGATGAAACTACTCGATTGCAAAATCTAAATTCTTTTGGAGGGCCTGTAAGAAGAGAAAAGACTTAAATCGATGATGATATGAATACACTTAATCCATTTCCAAATAAAGTTCACCGTAAAGATCCGGAGCATCAGTACTATCATCAGGATGGTACCAGATACATATCGGTAAGCAAATTACTTGCTCAGTATTACAAAGCCTTTGATGCCAAAGGAGCTTCTGTAGGTAGCGCCATTAAAAAGATGAAAGCTGATGGTGTAGCAATAACAACAGCATCGATCAACAGGGAGTCAAAAAAGTTACAGGAGCAATGGAAGCAAGGCGGTCAGGATGCTGCAGACAGAGGAACAATCTTTCACAATGCAATGGAAGATTACATTGGCTCAGGACAGATAACAGAACCTCAGTGGGAGAAGCAAATCCGCCGGCTGGCAGGAATCTTCTCTAATTACTACCAATGCTATACGGAAGTCATTGCTTATTCTGAAAAAGCTCAGGTTGCCGGAACAATGGACGTTCCTATTTTGGAATCTCCAAAGAATAAAATCCTTCATATTGAAGATTTTAAGACCAATAAGAAGGGTATTGAGAATGTTTATCAGTACAGTGCCTGGATGTATCCACCGATTGATCATCTTGTCGATAATAAGTACACCCGGTATGCTATACAGCAAAGTTTATATGCTGCGATGATGGAAGAACACGGATATCGGATAGGAACACTATCTTTGATCTGGATAAACTTAGAAGCGATGGAAAAAAACGAGCCAGTATTTTGGTTGAAGATTCCCATTCCATACTTGAAACACGAAGCTCAGACGCTGCTTAACCAAGCGTCAATTACTAACTATTTTTAAAACTAAAAAAAAATGAGTGAAAATGAAAAAGGGGTTTTTCGCAAGAAGCCTTTGATTAAACCATCTCCTGAAAGCAGTCCTTTGGAAGAAGTTCCACAGGAGCCTTTCAAACTTGGTGACATTGAACTTGTCGTTGAAGATAATGATGGTTCTGGAAGTAATGAAAATTACGATTATCAAGAGGGGTCTCACTTTGATGATGATGACGATGATGATCATCCGGAGAATAACAGTGAATCAGTAATTCTTGACGCTAATCAAAATCTTATGGTAGTAGAAACAGAAAGAATACGAATTATACGAAGGGATATTCACGCGCTGATGAACTCAGTGAAGGTTTTAAATCCCAGCCGAGAAGTGTCACTGGCACTTACAAACCTTGAAAAAGCAAAAATGTTCCTTGACATGCGCCTAAAGGAACTGGATCAGGAGAATCTATATCCGGAAAGCATGAACCCGGAATCAAAAAAGATCGAACCGACAGCTGAGGCTGTAGATGGACATATCTTTAATGAAAATGGTCTTTCTCAAACATCGGGAGTTAAGAGAATTCGTAGTGTTATTCAGACGATCATTGATGCTTATCAGGACCATAACTTTGAAGGGATCTTTGTACAGACTTCATGGCTTGCCTTGATAGAAGCAAAGATGTGGCTCGGCATGGAACTTTCCAGGATAAAATCTGTTCTGGAAGGAAATGATGACCTTCGCAAACTTGCTCAATTAAAATCTGAAGAAAGAAAAGCTGCTATTGAAAAGCAAAGATCACAACGCAGACAACTTCCATTATAATGGCAAGCACGCTATTTTTATACGATGATCAAAAAGGGGTGTTTTTACATCCCGATGCGATAAGCTTAGAACCTCTGCTGGGAAAATTACCGGCAGAGGATTTGCTTTTTATCATCCTGATCACTGACTACTACTCTCCCTACAGACAGCTTACTCATAAACAAAGAAGATTGACAGCTTCTACCAGATGCTTCAAAAATAACGAATATGATAAGCATGAGAAGCGACTGAAAAAAGAGATAGAACTTTATGATTCCCTGCAGTATGATATCCGCAGGGAAACACAAAAGAACTACCGAGCAAAAATATCTTTGCTCAACATCAACATGATGGCTGCTAATTCTCCTTTGGAGATCAAAAATATTCAAACGGCCATTGAATTGCTTTCAAAGGAGATTGATAAGATTGAGCATGATATTTACACCGATGAACTGGCAACGAATTCTATTGAAGGAAGGGATAAAATGAGTCTTCTTGAAATCTGGCAGGCCAACAGGAGAAGAAGCAAAACTGATAAGACCAGGCTTGCAGAAATTCAGGATCTCCGCTCTCCGACTAAAGCAAGGAAACAAAAAAAGAAAAAAGAGAGTAAAAAAGAAGAACTATGAGACAGGTAATGCTTATTCCTTCGGGAGCTTTTTTTTTGAATAACAGGAGTGAATCCTATCCGATAACCTTTATAGATGGTATTGGAGAAGTAGAGGGAGGATATATTGTAACAAATCATTTCCGGACCATGGACAGGAAGCATGAGTTTGTTTTCAAGCAGTCCTGTAATTCGGAAAATTGCAATCCTGAAGAATCACCCTTTTAAATTATCGTCATGATATTGTATACAACACAAGAGACTGGATATTTTATTGAGTTGCCGTTTAGGACTTCTCATCAAAAATTGATGAAGCATCTTTATAAGCATCGAAATTCTTTTAAAAACGAGTCAGAAACTCGTGAAATTTTTTTTTCGTTAATCCCTCAGCCGGGAATGAACCCAACGCTTCAGGTCTTTGCCATAGCATTTATTAAAAATGGAAAAGTTCAAAAAGTATGGGATGCTTACCATAATGGATATCGATTGATGCCAAAAAGAAAATTATCAATTTTGGAAAGCCGACCAAGAAAAAACCCCCGTCTATATTATTTTTAAAAAAAACAAATGGCCTTTGACTATAATTATACGCCAATTATTAAGGGGATCGGCTTCTGCCCAAATCCAGTAGCTAAGTATGGAATTCCGGCCTACGCCGATTCTCTGGCAAATCCAAAAGTTGTAGGCACCAAAGCTTACGAATCTTGGTGGGAAGAGCAGTTTTATCGCCTTGAACATGGCCATGAATCCGGCTCGATAAAAATAACTCCGAACTTTTATTGGTATCTCAACTTCTGTCAGATCGCTACTCCTGTTCGTGGATATCACCTTCCCGATTATGTAGACCTTGACAAAGAATACTTCGATCTCTATCAGCATGTAAAAGAGAATAATAGGGGGATGATCTCGCTCAAAAAACGAAGGGCTGGACTATCAGAAAAAGCTGCCAAAGGAATTTTAGGTTATGGTATGTACATGCATGCAGAAGCATACCGCGCCGGACTGTGTGCAGGATTAAAAGACTATTCTGATGATATGCGCCGAAAATTCCGGGAACTCAATACTTTTCTTCCCCCTGAACTGCGCATGCAGTTTAAAATTTCCGATACTGCAGAACTTATTGTTGCCGGTTGGAAAGATGATAATTCGGACCCAGCAGGATCTCAAAACACCCTGTATTGTAGAACAATGTTCAACAATGCTAACGTCTTCAAGGGCAAGTTCTTAAATGATGTTATCTATGAAGAGGGTGGAGAATTTAAGCATCTTTTAAAAGGATATGCAGCGACCACTGCCGGTCTAAAGGTTGGTATCAAACTGATCGGAACGCCTCTTGTCTACGGAACTTCTGGAAAGTCTGGTTCTAAGGACTTTAGAACAATGTGGGGCGATGCTAATGCCTATGGCCTTGACAGATTTTTTGTTCCCGGCTACCGCCTTGTTGTAGGATTTTTTACAGGAAGCGTAGATGAAACCAATGAAGTAAACCATGATACTCCAAACATTGAAATTTTACAAGAGGAGAAAAACCTTACTGACGAGCAAGTGCTTGGCTGTGAGGATGTTGAACAGGCCGACCTGAAAATTTTAACCCAGCGAACGGTACTTAAAGAGGCAAGTAATTTAGAGGCATACATAGAGCATTTCCTTGACTTCCCAAGAACAGAAGCTGAGGCATTGATGGCTGTTGCTACCAATCAGTTTGATCGGGATGCTCTGGCAAATCAACAGGCATATCTGATGATGCAGGCAAAGCCCTTGTATGCGCCATATGTTTTAGATGATCGCAAAGAAGAGGATGGCCGGATATGTTCCCCGCGGGAAATTATTCTTCGTGATCCCATTGAAGGTAAGGACCGACCGGAAGATATTGTTCTTATTCGAAAGGGATATGAAGTTCCTCTTACTACCAAAGGATATAAGCATGCATATTCCGGTGGAGTTGACTCCTATGACCAAGATCAGTCCATAACAAGTAAGTCTTTGGGAGCAATGGTTGTCACTTTGAGAAAAGGACATCCTTATAGAAATGCAAACAATGAATCTCTTGCTGATAAGCGAATACCGGTAATGCTCATTCGAAACAGACCGCGAAGGAAGGAAAAGTTCTATGATAATTGTTTAAAAGCTTCTATTTATTGGGGACTGACAGGTATGACAATGATCGATGCGGGAAAGCCGGCAATCATTGAATATTACAAAGCCAACGGAGGAAAAATTTACCTGGCACCAAGACCATTAAGTTTCGAAGCTGAAGATTCTACTCAAAGACATGATTATGGAATGATGCTCTCTTCTGGAAAGAAGTCAAAGCCTCAGATGCTTTCTGTTTTACAAACATGGGTTTTAGATGAAATTGACGAATGTATCTTTCCCCTGATCGTTGATGGCCTGGCAAATTACAACGAGATTGAAGATGATTCAGATTGGGATGAAGTAGATGCTTTGGGCCTTTCCATTGTCTGTGACATTGACAGGAAATTACTCAAGCTTAGTTCCGGAAAGCAGAAGGATAGTGTAGAAACCCACTGGAGTTATAATTCAATTACAGGAAACTTTGAAATGAAAACGAGCGTTAAAAAGGCTAATGATGATGTTGATAAGTCAAGTCAAGGAGACCTTTTCAGCCAATTAATTAATAGTGGTCAAATATAATTATTTCATATATTCGCCTTTATGTTAAAAGATGCTGGCGTTCCGGATTATTTTCCAGGCTTCAAAATGTATGAGAAGCCGCCGAAGGATATGTCTATACAGGAGTACCAGAAGTATCTTGGTCAGCAATGTATAGAATATGCTATTGCAAGATTTAACTCTGTTCGAAAGGAGCAGCTGACAAAAATCAACAAGCTTTACAATGATTTCAATGGACTTGTTAACGAGCAGAAATACAAACATATCAACAGCACTTACGGAGGTGATGCGTTGGTCCGTTACAATGACTACCGGTTGGGGCGTACAAAGGTTGAACTATTGGTTGGTGAGTGGCTGGGAAGAGAACGATTTGATAGAGTTGTAAGTGTTAACCCTGATGCTAAGAGTGAGCTTTTCGAAAACTATGCTTTTCAGGTAGGATTAAAACACGCAGCCCCGGAAATACAAAAACTCAGATCTGCAGAAGTTCCAGTCTTAGAAGGCATGGAACCATTGCAAGAAGATGATGATAAAATCTTTGATCTTCTTTCAGGAAAGAGAAGAACGACTCATATCATGCAGATCCTTCTTCGGAAGGTAATGGAAATCGAAGATATTTGGAGCAAACTTGCTGAATCCTTTTCTGACCAGGTAATTTGTTCTGAAGCTTTTATTCAGGTAGAGATCGACAAGGCCGGATACACCCGGGTCCGGGAGTGTGATGTTCGTGATATGTTGTTTGAGGAATCTAAAAAAGATCCTTTCCTGCAAAAAACTCCATACATCGGAAGGCGTGAAGTTCTTTTCATGCACGATATCATGAATCGATTTGATCTTACCGCTGAAGAATACAGGCAGTTGAAAAGTGAGATTAAAGAAAACAGAAGTAATACTGCAACGATCAGCACCAATACCGGCCAGAAAGATGTTGGAATAGATGGCGGCATTGAAGTATACCATCTTGAATGGAGAGCTGTTGATACTTTGTACATAAAAGAATCTCCGTCAAAAACAGGTGCCACTTATTACAAGATGATGGACCTTGATAAGATGGACTCTACTGAAAGAGAGAGGTTCAAAAGCAAGGTTTCCAACGGAAAGATAAAAGCTTCAGCTACCGAATTGTCATATGTCTGGGAAGGATACAGAATTGGCAAAAGCATTTTCAAAAATATTAGAGTAAAACCCAATCAGCCACGATCGGTTCAGAATCCTTTTTTGTCTGAATATTCTTATACCGGTCTTCTTTTCAAAACTCATGACGGAACAAGAATTTCAATTTTCAATACTCTTGACCATGTTTCCGAATTGTACAACATTACCATGCTCCAGATTCGTAGAGAGTTGAACAAGTTAAAAGGTAAGGTTATTGTTTATGACAGAGCTTTTCTTGGTAATAATACAATGGAAAAGATGTTGTTACGAATGATCAATGATGGAATCATTGACGTGGACTCTTCCTCTGATGCGGCTCAGCTTGCCAACGGGAACTTGGTAGGGAATCTCTTAAAAGAATTTGATCTTGGACTGAGTAATAGCTTTCAACATTTGATTGCTTTAAAGCAGAATTTGGAAGCTACGACAGATCTGCTTACCGGATTGTCAAATTCTCGTCAGGGCCAGACCCCTGCATCCATGACTGCTACCAATGCGGTAAATCAGATACAAGTTTCACGTACTTCTACGGAATATTTATTTCACATGAATCATCAGTTTGTCCGGATGGTTGTCAGGAAATTACTTCAGGCCGCTCAGATAACATATGGCAATTTCCATCATAAAGAAGCTCAGCAACTACTTGGTGACAAGGGTGCTCTCTTTTTGGAAGAGATTAAAAATCTTTCCCTGGATGATTTTGATGCAGTGATAACTGATGGCCGGAAAGAAGGGGATATTCGTCAGATGATGCAACTCTGGTTCCCACAGGCGATCAATGCCGGGGAAATGCGCGTTGTCGATGCGATGGAAGCGGCCCTGTCAGAAACTATTGACGAAGCTATTGCCATTACCCGTAACGGATGGGAAGTCATTAAAAAAAATCAGGCAGAACAGGCTGAGAGAGATAATCAAGCTAAACAACAGATGGTAGGTCAGCAGGTTCAGGCCAGAGATGGAGAGCTTGATAAAGAGCGCAAATTCAAAGCTTTCATGGAAATTCTCAAGCATCTTTTAGAATCAGGAAGAATCAACCAAGAAGCTATGAATGAGTATAGTATGATGGGTGCACAATTTATGGATGGGGCTCAAGGAATGCCTCAACAGCCACAACAACAAATGATTGCTTAATATTACAGCTATGAAAAATAATTTAAAAGTTCCTGTTTTGCTTAAAACAGATCTTCGCAAGATTGATTCAACGACAAAATTGCCAAAAGAATCCTGGGATGTTCCTGATGGAAGACCAATGATTCATATTAACAGTACGCAAATTCCTGAACTTGCAACTCTTGAAGTTGGACAAGAGTATAAGATGGAAATCACTGTAAAACTGTTAAGAAACGAACTTCTTGATAATGAGAAGGGCGATTCTTACACGGGAAAGTTGGCCGTGACAGGATATACAATCGAAGGAATGAAGCAATAGGCTTCTAATTAATAAATCATAAACTAAAAATCATGAAGTTCAAATTTCACAGAAGTCCAGACTCAGGCTCAGATGCCGGAGACTCTACGGGCGGGGGAGTAACGGCAGCAGCGGAAGGCGGGGAACCGGCAATTGAAACTACCGTATCAACAGAATCTGCAGATGATAATTCAGCTGCATCTGAAAAAAAGACCGAGCAAACCATTGAAGCTTTTGTCAATCCTGAAAAGGCTCTCAAAAGCGCAAAGGACATTGGAGATCTTCCCGATGGAACAACAATGGAAGAGATCGAGGCCGGAGCAGCAAAAAAGGAAGATTCGAAAAAAAAGGAAGAAAAGAAACCTGATCTTGAAAAGAAGGCTCCTGCAATAGAAGATATAGGAGAAGATGACGATGATGGAGAAGTTAAATTTGAGGTTAAAGACCTTGAAGAGTCTTCAGAAGCAGAAACGGTAGAAGAATCTACCTGGGGATTGATTGCCAAAGAAACCGGATTGGGAGAATTGGAAGATGATAATTTCACTTCTTTTAAGGTAAGGCTTGAAGAGACGAAAAAGGCTGAGCGCCTTGCTGGTGTTGAAGAAGGACAGAATTTGGCTCTTGATAAACTTCCGGAGGATGCTAAGAAACTTTATGATTTTCTTTCAGTAGAAGGAAATACGGTAGAATCGTTCTTAAATCCGCTGAAAATATTTGATCAGTATCTTGCTCTTGATAATAGGTCTCTTGTAAAGAAGGATCTTCTTTTGAAGAACTTCCCGGAAGAGAAAGCCGAAGAGATTGTTGAGAGTTTCGACGTTGACGGAAAGCTTGACCTTGAAGCAGATATGCTTCGTCAGGCATTAAAAAACGGAAAAGCTTCTCGTGAGGAATCGATGATTTCAGAAGCGAGAGAAAAAATAAATAGAGCAAAAGAAAAACAAGAAAGTGATCGTTTAGCAGAAGCAAAGACTTTTAAGGAAAATTTGGGCAAAGCCAAAGAATTTTTCGGGGTTCCAATTGCTGAACGAGATAAAGCGTTGCTTCAGAAAAAGTACGAAAAGGGATATTACAAAGCTATGCTTACCAAAAATCCCGAATTGGAAGTTCAGATTGCAATGTTTTTAGAGTTCCAAAATCAGTTACCATCGTTAATTGGTAACGGAAAGCGTGACGAAGGTAGAAAGCAGGTTCTTAACAAGATTAAGAATATAGGTCTTGAAACCGGAAGCAAAAGTTCTGTTAACAAGAAGACGGCAAAAGGGCTTGATGCTTGGGGCGAAATACTAGCAAAAGAAGAAGAGGCCAGATCAGGACGTTAAGTTTAACTCCTAATCTAATTTAGAAATGAAAATACAAACTATTCAGGGCAGTTGGGATGATTCGTGTACAACATCCAATAGCCTTACGCAGAATGCGGCAAAAAAGCCCTTTGTGCGCGACGTCATTGAGTATGCCGATGCAAGAACATTGTCTACAATGATCGTTTCTGGTGCTCGCACCCCTTGGGATCTTCGTACAGGAGATACCACTGCAATTAAAACAAAAATCGGAAAGATTCCTGATGGTAAAGCCATTGGTGATCAGGCTATGCGCTACAAGGTGCAAGGTCGTATCCAAAAGAAATCTGCCGTTATTGCTCAGGTAGGAACAACTACTGCTGATGGCTATTTCATCTTAACGATGAAAGACAGTCAGCTGTATCCTGGACAGATGGTAAAGTTCTATCGTGATCATTTCTATGCTCGCGTTTCCGGCAACCCTACAAAAGTTTCCGGTGGATACAATTACACTTTCCACAATCCGAATGAGCTGTTTGTCTCTGCAACGCACCTTCACCCGATTGGTGAATCCTTTGCTTTTGGAGCATACACTTCTTATGGTGAGGCTTCACTGAGAGGTTACAGCCGATCATTCTTCCCTTCTGAGTTCATCCAGCATATGACTACTCAGCGTAAAGGTATGTCCTTGACAGGAGATGCTTTGACTGATGTAACATGGTATGTTGCCGGTGATACAAAAGGATGGAAGTACACCAAAGAGATTCAGCTTCGTATCCAATTTATGATGGAAAATGAGCACGCCAAATGGGATGGAACTTCTTCTATGAAGAATTCTGCAGGTGAGCTTCTTTCTCGTTCATTGGAAATCGATCCGGGTACAGGAAAAGAGATCGTCCGTGGTGACGGTGTTCTTCCCCTGATCGAAGGTGGTAATGAGCACTTTGGTTCCGGTGCCGATGGTAAATCTACCATTGATGATGTAACTGACATGATGAAGACGCTCGAGAAGCGTTCGAACAAAACGTCAAATAACTACTGGTACATGGTAACAGGTACCGATGGTTATGCTCACTATCAGAATCTTTTCCGCGATTACTGGGTTAATCAATTGGGCGGAAACGTTACTCATAGTGGATCTTCTAGTGGTTCTGTTGGTGGTGGAGATATTGAAGTTGGACAAAACTTTGATACTTTCAATATCAACGGAAACAAAGTTATCCTTTGCAAGAACGTTGCCTGGGATGATGAAGAAAAATGGTATGAGCGTGGATCCAATGGTGAGTTGATCCGTGGAAACATGGCCGTTTTTCTTGATCCGGGAAGTATATCTTCTCCGAACATTGAGATCGTCACCAAAGGAGCCTATGGTATCAACCGTTCAATGGTTGAAGCATACCTTAATGGATTGACAGGGGCCGACGGACAGGTTCTCCACTCTGTTGATGCTATTGCTTATGAAATGCTCAAGCAGGACATGATCAATATTTACAACACAACAAGCTGTGGAATAATCAATATGTCACCAAATTAATATTCCGGCGGAGCCATCCCAAGAGTTGGCTCCGCTTTATTTTTACTTAAAAAACAAAAAAAATGAGAAGAACAAATATTGGTCAACCCCAAGTGTTTGACGAAACAGAAGTGTGCTCTTTTGATGATATTGAAAGAGAGGGAATCATTACGGTCCATCCGATGAAACCCAATATGTTCAAGAATGAATCGACAACATTTTCCGGATTTAAAGGAAAGTTGGCATCGAATCAAAATCATCCTGATCCGGAAGTAAGAGAAAAGAAGTATTGGTTTGGAATTCAGGTTGGTACAAATGCTGATGGAAGCAGAAAGTTTAAAAAGCTTACTCTGCTCGATGGTCGAGTTTTCTATTTGAAAAACCCGGAAGATGCAAAAGAATGGCACATTTTTAAGCATCATTTCTTCATGGAAAATTCTCCAAATGTTGTTGGCCGGCCACGCTGGAAAGTAGAGTCTCACTCTCAGCAAGCGAAAGATTCATTACAAAAAGCAACCACTTTTATTGATGTGTTCAATTTCATCAATAATATGAGCGAGAATAAGTTGAATGACTTCTCTCGACTGTTCAATATGGATCCATCAAATAACACGATCGAGATTACTCGTGGTACATTGGTTGATCTTGCCATGGAAAACCCTAAGAAGTTCCTTCCATATATGAATGACACTGAAAAGACCAGGATTCACGAGATCTTCGAAAGAGCCCTTTCAAATGGAGATATCCAGAATACCGGCAATGAACGTGGATTTGTATACATGGGAATAAGTCTTGGGCTATCCAAAGAACTTGCTGTTGAATACCTTAAAAAGAATGTGGATATGCTGACAACCCTTGATTCTATATCAAAGGCTGCAAAGCATACTACAGCAAATACAAAAAAGGTAGAAGCAGTCAAAAACGTTCCTAATCTTGAAGAAGAAGAGGAAGATGAGGAAATAGTAAATGAACCGAGTTCAAATTTAGACGGATTCTAAGATGAACCTAAAGGAAATGCATGATAAGGTGGATTTCTGGGCCGATAAGGTCAAGAGTCCAAGATATAGTCGTACTGATCGAGATCAGGCTTTGAATACTGCCATTGATAGCTTTGTCAAAGATCGGTACGACAATATCAAACAGCAAAGGAGATATTCTTTTGAGGTGCCTGAAAGGGTACGCGAAGAATTGTATCCTATCATTGTTGATGATTATCCCATTTCTATTGTAGGTCAAAAAACAGATACTCCGCCTGATTTCAGCTATCATCTCTTGACTACTGTTACCGTTAATGGAAAACAGGAGCCATGTGATTTGAAGACCTATCAGGAATCTGATCTCTCCAAAAATTCATTTACTAAACCCGGTGTTAATAAAATCATTCATCGCAGGACTGCAACCGGCTTTACCTTCAGTTCGGGTAAGCTTGTTTTAGGTCCAGGACTAATGACTTATTTAAAGAATCATACCAGGGTAAAGTTTGATGAAACGCCAATTACTCAAGGTTTAACAGCATTGATAATTGGACGGCCATACTATGTTGTCAGTGGAATTGTGAATTCAGGATCGATCATCTATCCTGTAGGATCTGTTTTCACTGCAACAATCGGTTCTTTTACAGGAACCGGAATTGTTAATAACCTTACACAAACGGAATTGCCGGTGAGTACACATGAGGAAATATGCAAGATTGCGGCCTCTGTACTGACCGGAACTTTCGAAGATTACCAGAAGTCTCAAAAAGTTTCTATGGAAGCTGAAAGATCATAAAAAAAAGTATATTTGTACAACCCCAAAGATGCGGGCTTTTAATAATTACTTAACAACTAAAAATCAAAAACAATGAAAACAGAATTCAATGCACCTATGGCATGGTCACTGTTGAACAATCCTGTCGCGGCAGATGTCACTACGGTTGGAACAGGAGCCAATGCTATGTATGCAATCTCAGGATTGCCTACGATTAAAGCCGTTGACTACAACGGGTATGAGCGCTTTGCTGCAGTGACGGAAGTTGCTCAGGTCGTGACAATTTATCCAAGTGCTACAATGATCGCTTCAACGCGATACAAGTTTGCATTTGGAGGAGCCTCAAAAAGAGACTATGAGTACACAGGAAGTATGAAGCCTGTAGCTTATACTACTCCGGCAACACTTATTGGAAATGCTTCTGATAAGTTAAATATGCTGATGGATATGGCTCGTAAGGTCAATCGTGATCAGCGTGGTTATGTTACTGCAGGTGTTCGTGTAGGCTATTTGCTCACGGGTAACGTTGCAACAGCAACAATTACAGCTGGTGATACTCTTGTAGGTGGAACTTCAGGAGCAACAGGAGTTGCCTTGAATACTATTGCTTCGGGAGCTACTGGAACACTGAACATTGACATTACTTCTCTCTCTCCTGGAAAAGTGTTTATTGCAGGAGAAACAGTTACTTCTTCCTCAACAGGTACTTGTGTACTGGCTGCTTTCTCAGCAACAAATCCATTGACAAGTACAACTTTGGGTCTTCGTTTGACTGATACCGGCGGGTATTACAATGCAAAAGAGACAAAAGGTGGAGCAACAGAAGTTCGTCTGGAATCCGGATTTACTTCTACTGACCGCGTTTTGACAACTGCAGCTGTATATCAGCAAGGTAAAGGTTCTCACCTTGTCAATATGGTTCCGGTTATGGAGCGCACATCAGGAAACCTTGCTTCCGGCTCTCACGCCATGGCAATCAATGAAGCTCCTGTTGCAGCAAACTCGTACTGGACCTATGTAATCAAGGTGAAACGGACTGTTGATGCCAATCAGAGCATGGTCAATGCGGGTGGAACTATTGCTGAGTATACTTACATTCTGTATGCAAATGCAGCCGGTGGAAGTATTGCAGCATTCGAAGCGGCAATGGCAGCTTTAACCTAAGATTGAAATTGTATAATTATTAATAAAAGGAGTCGGAATATTCGACTCCTTTTTTATTTTTGTAGTAAATCCTTAAAGCCATGACACTAAGAGAGCTTCGTTCAGATATAGAACTTATTGCCGAAAAGAGTAAAGTCAGTAAGGACCACAGATTAGAAAGACCACATCTCAATTTTCTCATTCATAAATATGCTGCCCGGTCAAAACGAGAATCATTCCAGCGACAGGGATATATCGATCCGGTATGGATTCAGAATCTTGGAATCAGAACCCTTACTCCTGTAGATTCAGGAGAGGAATTGCCGGGATATTGCAGTGGCATAACACTTGGAAAGGTTGTCCTTCCCAGAATCCTTTCCCTTCCTGATGATAAAGGAGTGGTGAGAGTTTCCGGAACTTCTCAGCATAGTACCTACTATGGTATATCAATAGAGCGTTTTTTCGATCTTGACCGCACTTCTTTAAGAGCAAAGATTCCATACTACATGAGGTCAGGGGATGACTTCTATTTATATCCAACGCCAAATAAGGCTCATTTTCGTTTTGTCCTGGATAATCCTATGGATGGAGATTTCTTTGACAATACCTTACAACAAAAGATTCAGGAAGATTTAGAATATGAAGTTTCTGAAGGTGCTGTCACTTATGATGGAACGAACTATGTTGCAGGAGATACGTTTATAGGTCAGCTGGCAACAACATGGTCTGGTCCGGGAAAGGTGTTCTTCAAAGACAAGCGTAGGCCAATGACAGAAGATGATCCTTATCCAATGACATTCCAGGGTGGAGAATATGTTTCGATGATGATCTTGACAAAAGAATTAAATATTGAAGAGAGAAAAATTGCCGATATTAAAAACGATAATACCAATCAGCAAACTATCATTGAGCAGCAATAATGCCAAGATTATCCACATATCATAGGAAGGCAAAGATCTTTAACCACAATGTTAAGAGGCAGGAGATTATTGAGTTTGTTGTAAAGAAAAGGAACGTTCCTATTTTAAGAAAAAAGACGATCAATAATATCATAGGAATGTATTGTGATTTAATGATGGAATCTGTTTTAGATGGTAACCGGGTTAAGTTTGCAGATGGGACTACGATCTTTGTCAATAAGCAAGTTTTAGAAAAGCCTAAGCCATGGAAAAATGCACATTTGTTTCCAGATAAGGTCACTCAGGAATTTTGTTTTAATCCAAAGAGAATAAACGAAAATTATTTAATCTCCTTTGAAAATAAAGAGTTGGAAGATATGGGATTTAAGTTCTTTGCCAGTAATAAGTGGAGAAAGAAGCTGTTCAATATATTAATGAAAACTGACAAGCAATACGCAAGCTATGAGCATAAAAAAAAAGGTTAGTATCAAGAGAGCTGTTCAACAGGCTCTTGATGATCTTGGTATAGAGGAAAATACGCTCGTGCCTGTATTTAAAATATGGGCTGCTGATGCTGAGAATGAAATTGGAAGTTTTACACAATACAAAAAAAAGAACTATGTTCTTGATGTCTGTCAGTGTAGGGCGACACTTCCTTGTGAGGCAAAAGCTGTTCTTGCTACAATGTTGGGCGATCATGGATGTGATTGTGATTTAAAATTTAACCAAGTTCAACTTGCAATAAATACTTCTCAGCTTCCATTTAATTTAACTTATGAGTTTAATATTGGCGGTCCTGCATGTAGAAGAGATCTGTCTTGGAAGATTCAAAATAACGAACTTGTTTTCGATGAAAATTATCACAATCAGAAAGTGACTGTTCAGCTTTTAATTCAAGAAGTTGATGAAGAGGGCTGGATGCTTATCAATGAGAATCATGTACGTGCAATTTCCAGCTATATTGAATACATGTACATGAAACGATCTCGCCATAAAATTGGTGGCCGAAATTATGGAAGAAATGAAATTGATGGACAATTTAAAATATGGTCAAGACTTGCTGCTCATTGTAACGCTGACGATGGAAAGCCATCTCCTGAAGAAGAAGCTCAAATGATTGCAATGTGGAGTGATCCGTTAAGTGGATATGCAAATGCTTTCTGGCTGGGAAACGAACCAAACTATGGAATACGCGCAGGAGTTTAAAGACGGTGTTGTTCAGGACTTCTACGATCAGCCTGAAGGAACGCTATTTGATTTACAAAACTTTCACCTGATAAATACCGGTGGAACAAGCTTTGCTATAACTTCTCCTGAAGGAAACATCTCTATTCAAAATTTAACTCCTGGATATTCTCCTCTTCGCCTTTCCGGAAGTCAGGGAAGAATTGTTGTTCATTCAGCATGGATCGGTAATACACTTCGTCATAATGGTGAGATTGGTATTCTTGAAATCAATAAGCAAAATTTAACGGCAACATACACTCCTTTATACAATCATATCGGACTAAACTTTCAGGAGCGTTATGCTATTGAAGGAATTTTGTTTCCGGAAAATAGTTTTGTTGAGGGAAGCTATTGGACAGACAATTTTAATCCTCCGCGGACATTAAATATTTTAAATACAAAGCTTCATAATTTATATACTAACCCGGCTTCTTTGGTTGCGGGAAATCAGTATATGGTTGCTCAGGGACAGATAATCTACAACAGTACTTTGTATGGTCCGGGAGAAACTGCAGGGACTGTTTTTACTGCTACCGGAGCCGTATTTGCCAACCCATCAGGAAATCCATTCAGGCTGATCGATTACATTCCTTTGGAGCTTCTTGACTGGACTCCTATATTTAAAGCAGGACAAATAAAATTCAAGAAACCTCTTGTTGGAAATGCTCCATGTGGAGTTTATACTTTTGTCTATCAGCTATTGGATAATGATGGCGCTGCAACAAATTGGTCTATGCCTACTTTTCCTATTCGTGTGGCCGGACCTAATGCAGTTACAAATGTCATTACAAGCTATTCTAATCATCAAGGTCATCCATATGGAACTTTGTCCTCTCAGGGAATTCAACTTGAGATAACTAATCTGGATAGAAAGTACACCAGACTCAGGGTTGCTATGATTGTTGGAACGGACTTAAATGTTTATGAAGAGCCTGTTGTTATTTATGACGGTACTGTTTCCAATGCCAATGTTACCACCGGTGATGTAGAAGATGGAGATACTATTTTAGTAAACTTTACAGGGCGTGAATACCTTACTCAGCTGACAGAAGAAGATATCACTCAGGTTCTTCTTAGAATTGAGAAAGTTAAGACCATTGCTACTGTCAACAATATTTTCTTTCCGGGAAACATTGTCTATTCTAAAGACTTTGCTTGGGATGCAAGTGCAGGTGTTTCTGTAAAATGTATTAAGCTTGATCGTACTCATGATGATCAGGGATATGGCAGTACAAATTTCTTGGGACATTTACCAAGTCAGAATCCTATTTTAACTCTTACCGGAATCCGCTGGAACCAAACCTATAAAGTTGTTGGTCCTGCAGGTTCTTTTGTTAGGTATCCGATTGGTGGAACTCAGTATTTCCCTGGAGATGTATTTACAGGATTAAGGCCGTCAACAAATGGATTGGCTTTAGCTGAAGAAGCAAGAGCATTTAATGGAGCTACAATACAGTCAATTATCAGAATAAAAAAGTATGATCATCCAATAGCCGGGCCTGTTTATAATGATGTTGTTCTTGATAATGACTTTGCTGATGGTGCTGGGATGACATTTAACTATTGGTCAAAAAGTCTCTGGCGTGATGAAACATATCGATATGCTATTGGAATGCATGATCTGGCCGGGAACATTACCTATGCCAGATGGATTGCAGATAAGAAGATTCCGGCACGATATAAAAAGGCTGCTGACTTAGATGATGATGGAAATGTCATCGGATTTGATATGGATGTTATTGAAATGGATGGGAACTATCTTGGCTGGCCAAGATCTACTGTTCGTTCAATTGGTGTAGTCTTTGACAATATTGATTTTAATGGTCTTGCCACGGCTTTAGGTATTACTGTCGCCGAACTTCCAAATTATTTCAGTGGATTTTCAATTTTAAGATGTCCTTTAGATTCTACTATTGTCGCTCAGGGTACTTGCTATCCTATAATTGGCAATGGTTTTGGAACGGTAGGTCCAATAGCAATGTCTCAGCCCAGTCATTCAAATGACTATGCTTTGCATCCATTGATTCCAAATATGGAGATGTTCTATTCTCCAGACTTTCAGTTGCGTCACAATGGCCTTCCTTCTTTCAATGAAGTTACCAAGATGGAAGTGGTAATGGAATATGCTGCTTCTGCCGGAGGAATAGTAAACAAACTTGTCGGTAGCCAAACATGGCAACAAAAATTTGTTCATGCTCAGCCAAATACAGGAAGGCAAGGAGTTATTCATCCAATAGATTCTGGAAATTCTGTTGCTGAATTTGATATAGGAGGAACCGGTAATGCCAATGGTAATTCTTTTGAAAATATAATGAGAGCAAGTCCTACGCTTTCTCCGCCGGGAATTAGCATAGGAGGCGGAACCGTAAAAGATGCCATTGGAGCAAGAGGAGCTGTTATTGTTACTGACTGGAATCCAAGTAGGGTTGGCCAGTTTGATCATATCCGCCCGGTTGTTAATTTGAAAAAGAATAATGTTGTCCTTTATGGAGGATCTTCAAATTCTGCAAAGGCTAATAATCAATACATTCCAATTGGTCATTTTCAAAGCTTCAATAGCAATTTCATGTCTGCCCTTGTTGCTGGCAATGGTATTATCAGCGGGATAGAAGTTTTCGGTGGTGATGCTACGATCGGACTACATTGTTTTGCTAAAGAGCAAAACTATGATGGAAATACAGATTCTTATCGTTTCTTGGTAGGTATTCCATTGGAATCTCATGCTAATTTCTTGCTTAGAGAAGGCCGTACAGCTGCAAAGACAGCTAACCTTTCCAATACCAATATTGAGCAGTGGCTTTATAATCAAGCATATTCAAATCATCATTTGACTGTTCCCTATGATTCGGCGCCGGAAAACTACAGGCCGGTCAATGAATATCCATATCGTGGACTTTACTCTTTCCGTAAAACTCCTGGTGAACAGATCAATTCTTTTCGAAGGTTCTCTTCCGGGAATTTCAGAGATGTCAATGGCTTGAATGGTCCTATTACAAATTTCATGGCAAAAGCAATGAAGTTGTTCTACTGGCAGGAGGACGCTACAGGATATATTCCTGTCAATGAGAGAGCCGCTTTAGCGACTTCTTTAGGTCAGGCTGTCACAATGGGAGAAGGTGGCGTAATGGAAAGATATGACGAGCGTAGTAGGTTCTATGGTAATCAACATCAGTTTGGATTGACAGAAACGCCTCAAGGTTTTGTATGGATGGACGTGAAAAGAAGGACTTTGTGTTACATGTCGCTAGGACAGGAGATTGTAGAACTTGGTGCGGTGAAAGGAATGAACTCCTTTTTACAGAAAAGAATTAATGGAAATCTACTCTCTGGCGATACGCCATTTTTGAGGGTAGGTGTAATTTCAGGACATGACTTTAAAAACAAGAAAACTTACATTACAGTACGGGGGACTGATACCGGTGACTTTACTTTGGCTTTTGATCATCTTAAACCTCAGTTCGCTGGGTTTTACCCTTTTCTGCCTACTCTATACCATGCTTGGGGAGAAGACCTGATAACAAATTCTGAGAGTTTGAATCTTGGTGTTTTGGCTCCGGGAAACTATGTTGAAGGAGATTTAGTCCATGGATTAACAGATCAGGATACATGGATATGCATTCAGCCTTATACGCATACGGGAGGACAGAACCCTGCATTGTTTCCTTTGTTTTGGGCTCAGTCGAGTAAGAAGAATGAGCTGTGGATGCACAACTTAGGAGATGTTGGAAAATATTATGGAAGGGTTCATCCGTCATTATTGAAATTCATTACTTTAACCAAAGATCCAAGAATGCAAAAAGTCTTTGACAACTTTGAATTTCAGGGCAGTAAAGCCTTTTTTGATAGACTTACTGCATCAACGTCTGATCAGAGTGCAACGGACTTAGATTTGGTTAATCATTCAGAATATGAATATCGCAACAAGGTGTGGCTTTCTTCCGTTCCACTATCAACAGATGGTCGACTTGTCGATGTTCAAATGGGTGTAGAGATGGAAAAGGACAATCGGTTAAATGGATCTCCAAGATTCAGTAAGAATGAGAGGACTGTTCTCAATACTGTTATTATAACATATCGAAAAGCATACTAAAATGGGGCGCGCTATTGTAAATGATAAAAAAGACATAAAGGTTCCTGCAAGGAAAAAATATAATAATGGTGGAACAACTTTCAATCCATTGACGCTTGCCAGTCTTACCGAAGATCAGCGCCTTCAGTTTGAAGGCATGTCTACTGACAATGAGAAGATGGCCTACCTTGAATCTGTTGGTAATACATCAAAGGACCCAAATTCTAAAGGATCAGGAGTAAACGGTGTTGCCCTTGCCGGCGGTGTTCTTGGAAATGCAAAATCAATAAGTGATACTTATAGTAATCCAAAAAAAGTACAATTAAATAGCAATCCAAAAAAGGTTCAATTAAATTCCCAAGGGATTGCCATGTCAAATCAGTTTGATACTAATACTACATCTTACAATCCAATTGCAATAAATGATCTTAGTGCAAGTCAACAAGCAAAATTTCAAAGTCTTGAAACAGATGCAGAAAAGATAGATTATTTAAATAGTACAAAAGGAGAAAACTCAAAAAGCGGTGGCGGTGTTGATGTTGCAGGAGCTTCAATGATTGCTGGTAATGCAGCAAAATCTGCAGGGATAGGAAAAAGACCTGTTAATGAATATGAATATGGAACTAGTGAATATTTTGATGCACAAGCAAAAGCGGCAGCTTCAAAAGATGGAATAGCAGATGGTGTTGGATCAATTGTTCCATTTGCTGCATTGGGAGAAGCGTCAAGTCATTTAATTGCAGATACCATTTCTCCAATAGAAGATTATGGCATACGAAAAGGAAATGATACTCAAGTTGTTGCTGCAAATATTTTTAGTCCTGGAGATTCTACTATGGATGGAATTAATGCAATAGGAAAAGGAGATATTGGTACTGCTGCAGAAGCATTGTTATTACCTTGGGGACACGGATTAAAAATGAATGAAGAAAAGAAAAAAGAGCGTGATAAATTAATACAAAAGCAGCGACTAGATCCATTAATGAGTCAAATGAAAGATAAAGCTGACTATCGTATTGCTGCAAAAGATGGCGGTGTAATTAATAAGAAAGCTACTGCACAGGAGAATATCATAGCAGGCTCTCCCGGTGGATTAATGGGAGCGATTCTTTATGATAAGATGGCTCCTACTCCGAATCATTCAAAGATGGATGCTAAGCAATCCTTAAAAGAAGGTGGTCAGGTAGAGGGTCCAGGAACGGGAAGGTCTGATGATATCGATGTAAATGTTCAGGAAGGATCATTTGTTGTTCCTGCTACAAATGCTACCATTGCTCAGCAGTTGAGAGAACAATACTTGGGAGATCCGGGAAAGCAGAAAATGACCAAGGGTGGAAATACTCCTGTCTCTTTAAGTAATGGAGAACATTTGTTTACTCCTGACGAAGTGAAGATTCTTGAATCTCAGGGTATCAATTTGGCTATGTTGGCTCCGAATGCAGAGTATTCAGGTACAGGCTATCAAAAAGGTGGCACTGTTCGAAAAGGATATGTATTTGGCGGAACAGTAGAAAAGAAACTCACAAGATCACAAATTATAAAACTTTCAGATGCGGAAAAAAGAAAGCTCTTAACCGACTATTTAAACAAAAAAAATGTTCAGGCTTACATTGCTGGAATATTACATACTGAACCTTCAAAGAAAAATCCGGCAACAGGAAAAAATGAAGCAGGAGAATCATCTGCTCAAGGATGGTTTCAGGCTATTGATTCAACACATCAAGAAATTTTAGATGCGTATGGTGCAGATTTGAGAAGTCCTGATTTAAATGAAGCTGCATTAGGAGCAATTGCCTTAATGATAGAAAGAGGCCAAATATCAAATGTTGCTAATGGAAAATTTGACGAAGCTGACAAAGGATTAAAAGGAACATGGACATCACTGCCAGGAGGTATTGAATCTGACCCTGTTTCTAATCCAACAGACTCTTTAAAAAGAACAAATAAATTGTCTCAGGACATTCCTAAAATTCGTGAAGCTTATTTAAAAGGCGAAAAAATACAGCTTCCATCAAAGTCAGTTTTTGATCCAAAGGAAAACCATTTGGCAAAAGCAGTTAAAACATCATCTCCTGCAGAGACAAAAAAAGAATCTTATTCAGCTGGATCTGTTCCAAAGCTTCAAGTAGAAATTGCTAATATTAAAAAGAAATATGAGCAAAATTATGATCCTGAACTTGGTAAACAGTTAGCAAAGAAAACTGCTGAATTAAAGAAGGCAGAAAAACTTCAAGCTGAAGATCAAAAAGTAAGAGATGCAAAATTGGTAGCAAGTGGTTCTGGTCCGCTTGATAAAGCAGAACAAGAATATCAACTTGCCAAAAGACAATATGATCGAGCAAAGCTCTCGCAAGAAACAGTTTCTCCTTTTGGTCAAGAATCTGTCAATCAAAGTCGTAATAGAGGAATTGATCCAAAGGTTCAAGCTAACTATGACAAAGCTTTATCTGAACGTGATCGTATTCGTGAAATTTATAAAAGAAGAGGTACCGATCCTGATTTTAAAGAGTTAATAAAACAAGAAGGATTAAAATCAGAATTAGCAAAATATCCCACTTCTAAAACGACATATAATGTTGATGATTCAGAAGCAATTTCACAAAACAATGAACGGATTCCTGATCCAAGATATCAAGATATTGCACTTGCTCCAACGGCACTTGATTTACTTCAAAAGAAAAAACAGCCCTCTTTAAGGAAACAGGCTTCTGATGAAATAGCTTCATTAAAACCTGTTGGAGACGATATAAAATATCCTGAAAAAAGTACGCCTCCTCCTCCAACACAATCTGCCGGTTCAAAGATTTTTGAAGCAATGGGTGGCTATGGTGGCTTGATGGCTCTTGCTCAAACAGGTTTCGGTCTTGCCGGAGTATTGTCAGAAAAACACCCGGGTGCATATTCTCCTGATGCTACCTTAGTAAAACTCAGAGATGAAGCCATCCTTGACTCTAACAGGTTGGACCCTGCAATAAAGTCAAATGCTGAACGTAACTTAGAACTTACTCGTCGTGGACAAATTGAACAGGTTCAACAGATGGCTGGTGGTGATACTGGACTTGCTGTTAATAACATTCGTCGTGCTGGCATCGATAAGAATCGTGGGATCATAGCTTTGGCAGCAATGCAGGAAGAACAGAAGTTAAACAAGAAACAGTTTGCTGGGAATCTTGCAGGACAGGTAGCAGGACAGAATCGTATGGCTTATGAGGATAAGCGTAATGAATTCCTTCTGAACCAACAGGCAGCTGCAGGACTTATGAATACGGGTATTTCTAATTTCATCGGTGCTACTTCTGAAGCTGGACAAAAGGAACGTCTTGATAAAATTGATGCTAAATATTCTGGAACAGAAAAGAACTTTGCATCTGGATTAATGAGCCTACTTAATAATTTGTAACAAGCCATGCCATTAAATATCGGAGTATATCAAGGCGCAAATGTTAAAGTTGATTACGATGCAAGAATGCAACGGAATTTACAAGAGCGCGCATATGAAAGACAGACTCGTGTAGATGCAGAGAACAAGGCAAAGCTTCTTGGAGAGGACTTTAAACTTGCTTCTGTCAGCAGTCCCTATAATCGTCAAAGACTCAATGATTTCTATAAGCAGAAGCTTACTGAGATGGGTAAGTTTGTCCTTCAAAACAATGATCTTCATCTTAATCCTGCAAAGATGTTGCAGTTTAAAATGATGAAACAAGAGCTTGTTGACAATGACATTGTTTCTGAAGACATGAATTTCCGGACTGAATACGATGCTACAATGAAATGGCTTCATGAAAATCCTGATGCTGCAAAAGATGATCCTCATGTTCAGGAGATGCTTGATGAAATTGAAAATTACAGGACATTTGGTACTACTGATATCAATGCTCAGGAACGCAAAAAATACACTTTCATAAATCCTGATACCAAATTTGATCTTGGCAAATCTGTCGCTGACATCTTTAAAAATCTCAAAGCTCAAGGTCTTGGTGCTACTGAAGATGGGAGGACATATACCTATCAGAGAAATGAAGATTTGAGAGCTGCAGCGGATCTTGTTCTTGCCAATCCTATTGCAAGGCGTGTAGCCACAAAAGAGTTTCAATCTCTCGATCCTGCAATTAGAGAGAAGCTTTACAAAAATGACCTTGCAACATATATTGTTAAGACAGGTGAAGGCTTTGCAGATCCGGGACAGGCTCCTTCGGATGTTAAGATATTCAACCCTAATACTGGCAGAGGTGGCGCTGGCGGTGGAGCAAATGGTGGTGTGTTACTTGATCCGTTCCAAACTCAGTTGAAAAGGGCGATGGAATCACCAACAGGATATGTTCGAATATCTCCTGAGATAATTAAAAATGCATATAGTTCAGATGGATTAGTAGATTTGTCTGATGGTATCATTGTTTCTTCCAGAGGCGAATCAATAGATAATCCAGGAAAAGATTTCCATCAGATTCCTACTGACAAACAAGCTATGTTGCTGAGCAGTGCTAAAGCTACCAATACAGGAAAGATTCTTTTTGATAAGAAACTTGGAGAATTTTATACTGAATGGAATATTGAAATGGAAGGCGATCTATTCCGTAAATTTGCAGAAGATGAATCAGGTATCATTGATGATAATACAGGGATAGGATTCTCTGGAAGTGGAGATTTCACTATTCATGGAGAGAACAATGAAAATTTGTGGGAGTCATTAGGAGATATTGACGGATCTGATAAATACACTTCTACCCAAACAGATAAAGGAACCGTTGTCAAGTTTAAAATAAGAAAGCCATTACCAAAAGATGATCAGCCTATGGCTCTTGAAATGGGTAAGCACTGGAAGGTCAATGACAACTTCAATTATGATCAAAGTCAAAATGATTCCGGACCGGTTAGACCTTATATTAAAGGACAAAATTATCCTGAAGGATCGCCGGTTATTGTAAATGGAATGCCTGGGAAAATTTTGAAGAACGAACAAGGAAGAGATATTTTTATTCCAGATTAATTATGCCAAAACCAGAGGAAAATAACAATCACCCTTTAACTTTAAAAAGTGGTCAGGCTTATAGCATTGATGACTTAGAAGCTAATGGTGTTGTTTTTAAAACAAAAGAAGAAGATGATTTCAATCAAGATCTTGTTTCTCAAATAAGAGAAAAGGGAATTCCATTAGATGAAATTATTGAATCTGGGGCAGATGTAAAAGTTAAGCCTCTTACTGATTTTGGTCAGGTGTATAAATACGGAAGTCAGATTACTCCATTAATTGCTAAAAAGCGAGAGATTGACAATCAGATCGACAGATACCAGAATGTCAATGATGATGAAAAGCAATATCTCAAATGGGCTGCTTATACTTTTGATTCAGAAGACTATATTCAGACAGCTAAAGTCATGCAGGGACTTGATCCCAAGCAACAAGATGATACCATGTTTTCCCGTTTCATGGAAGGTCTTGTCACCGGAGCCACAACAACAGGTGTTGCTACAGGGTTAGCATCAAGCTTTGGACCGGTAGGAGCTGCAGGAGTAGGTATTGCCGCGGCCGCCGGTGGTCTTTATGGTGGAATAAAAGGTGCCGCTACCGATCAAAAGAGATATTATTTTGATGCAGATGGAAAAGCCATCGCTTTAGGTGTTGGAGAATTGCCCCCGCCAGGAGCAAAAATAGAAAGCACTTTTGGCAATCAGCTAAGTGCAGATGATGATAACCCTGCAACGACATTAGGCAAGTCGATTTACAATAGTTTTGTTAATGTCGGTAAGACTGTTCCGGAAGTTGCAAATCTTTTCTATGGACTGACAACAGGAGAAGATTCTTCCTGGATGAAAGATTTCATTGCTCATGTTGACAACATGAAATTTGACACTCATGAAGATGCAAGCAAATCTGTATTTGGCGTAGGAGAAGATGGAGATGTTGAGTTTACTCCAAATCCTCAGAATATGGTTCGCCTGATGGGTGATGTTGTTGGATCGTTGGCTCAATTTATTGGTGGTGCCGGTGTTGCCAGAGCTATCTCTGGTTCCGGGAAAGCTGCTCAGGCAGGAGATGAAATTGCTGCACTGACAGCAAAGCCTGCTTCAATAGCTCAGAAACTTGTAGCCAACAGTCCATTTAAAAATAAAGAGTCTTGGCTTGTTTCTTCTATGATAAGCTTATCTGAAGCCTCAGAAGCTGCAAGGCAGGCAGGCATTAAAGGACGTGCAGGATATGCATTTACAGCTGCTACGGCAATTGGTGTAGGTGCTATGGAGATAATGATCGGTGGTCAGGAATTAAGGCTTTTGAACAAACGTAAGATATTCAAAGATGTAGCTGAAGATATGGCTACAAAAAGAAAATCTGTTAAGACAGCATTAAAAGAACAATTAACAATAGGGGTAGATGTTCCTAATCCCACGTCAATGAATGGTCTGTTCAATGCTACCATTAAGCATACTGCATTAAATCTTGCTTTGTATGGTAAGAATGCTGTAAAAGAAGCTGTTGGAGAAGGAATTGAAGAAGGATCTCAGACATTGTTCTCTCAGTACATGCAGGTTATGTATGACAACATGGGTCATGATGGTAACAAATATGGTACTGTCATGATGGGAAAGAAGGAGCAGGCAGAATTGTATGAGAGCATCTTAGGTGGATTTATGGGTGGTGCTTTTGGTGGAACTGTTTCTCCTCAAAGAGAGCGTAGTCAAAATGAAGAGATCTATCGTCACATAGAAACGGGCAATGAAGCTTTATTAGAAAGTCAGCTTAAAAAAGTACATGATCAAGGTAGGCTTACTGACGAGCAGTACAATAATGCTGTAAACAAAATAAGATTCTATAAGCAATATCATGACGAGATAAAAAAGGATGATTTAAAAATTCAGACGGAAGATAAAGCAGAGTTTTTTGAAGCTCTGTGGAATCAAAATTCAGCGAAAGCAAAAGTTGAAGAGTTGTCAGCAAATGAAGTTGCCAATCCATATACTTCTGCAAAAATAAAAGCTTATGAGGATCAAGTTAAACATTGGCAGAAGAAAATTGATGGTATTGTTGCCAAAGCTACCAAACCTACTGAAGAAAAGAAGGAAGAATCTAAATCTGAAGAGCAAGCAGTTTCGTCAGAAGCAGAAACTAAGGGACCTGTAACAACTTCGGAAACCCCGGCGGCTACTTCTGAGGTAATAAAAGAAGGAGAGCCAGAAGAAAAGCCATTTACCATTTCTGATGATTTAACTTTTGAGGTCAAGGGTGAAGATGAAGAAGCTAAAAAAGCTGTACGTAAAGAAGAACTTGTTCGAGCAAAAAACTTACAGGAGATAAAGGTAACTGAAGCTGAAAATACCAGAAAGAAAGTTCTTGAAGGAATTAAAAGACATGCAGAAAAACGTCAGCAAGAAGGTACACCTATTAGTAATGAAGACTATGAAGCGGAAATAAAACGCGTTTCTGATATTCAACAGAGAAAGGTGCAAGATGAAAAAGATGTTCTTGATCAGATCAATGCTGAACTGAATGACGAAAAGCCTGCTCCTAAGCAGACAAAAGAGGACGATATAAACGATCGTAAAAAATTAGCTCGTGATACAGCTGAAGTTAAAATCGCTAAGCTTAAAAAGGATTATGACGAAGGTGCCATCTCTGTCTTTGCTCATGATGAAGAGTTGGAAAAAATTCAGAAAGAAAGAGATTCAAAAATAGAAGAAATAGAAAAAGAGACAGATGATACTGAGGTTACTCATATGACCAAACAGCATCGTGCCGCTCGATTGTTTGATCCTAAAAAACATAAAACATCATTAAGTCAGGTTTCCAAAAAGCTTAACACCAAAGAAAAAATTCTCAAATTCTTTGGAATAAATAAAACTGCAAAGCCTGATCCTTCATTAAATCTTGAAATCCCTTCAAAGGAAACTGTTAAAAAAGCACCATTGAAAATTGTCAATGGAATGTTAGAGATTCCAGGGGGAGAGATAAAGGTTACAGACAAAGAAGGAAATACAACATTAACACTTGCTCACTCTAAGTCATTGCCAGTATATAAATTAACAGATAAGCATGGTAACAATTATCTGTTTGCCACTTCTGATATTGTAGATTCTCAAGGAGAGTTTATTCCGGAGAGAACAAAAAAACCTGTTCAGAAAAAACTGGGCTTGTCATACCTGTACCTTTTGAATAACAAGGGAGAGGTTACAAATAGCAAGGTTTTTTACAATCAGCGTCATGAGCAAAAGTCCGGTGCTTTCATCAGTGATGACCTTGCTTACTTCAAAAATCAGTTAGGACTAAAACTTCAAGAGAATGAGACGGAGAAAAAAGAAGATAAAGCTGAACCGGTTGTACCTCAAGAAAAAAAGGAAGCGAAAATAATATCCGAGCCAAAGAAAAAAAACTTTAAGGAAAGAAAGGAAAAGTTAAAAAATAAATATTTGAATGTATTATCTCAAACAGATCACGTAAAAATATATCACAAAAATGTTGCCTTTGGAGCTTACTGGAATAGTGAAAAACTCATTTTCAAAAATTTTAAAAGCGGATATGTATATGATAAGGGTTCTCTTTATAATACATTAAAAGAGATTTATGAAATCGAAGCAATAAAAAATATTGCCTGGGCAAAATATGACGAATCTTATCAATTTGAGCGTCCAGAAAACAGTTCACATGAAGCTTCTGCAGAATCTACAATAAAAAGTCCTAATTTAATCGATTGGATTATTGGATATCTAAATATTAAAAAAGAACAAGAAAATGTAGAGTCTGGAAGAAAAACAGGACTTGATTTTTATTTAGCTGAAAATGCTCCTGCGTTTAGTATTTTAAGTTTTCAAAGACATGGAGACTTAAATTATATTAGAGACATGAGCCCCATAGAATTTAGTGAATTTAAAAAGCGTTGGGTTTTAGAAAAGAATTTGAAGAAGTCAGATCTTGTAATATTAAAATCAGAATCTGAAAAGTATTCATCGGTTAAAGAAAAGCTTATTGATAAGTATGGGAGTAAAAAAGTAGACAATTCAAATATCGATTTATTTGAAGATGAAAACCTTGAAGTAAAATATCCTGAATACACAATAGATTATTTAATCCGTTTTATTTTTGACAACCCATCAAGAAAGGCAACAGATAGTCTTTCAAATAACCATGATAATTATGGGGCGGCAAAAATAATTTCAGATCAGATATATACAAAATATGGAATTGAATTAACAAAACAATTAGCCAATGAAGCCATTAGAGAACAAAAAAGAATCAGCAGAATTCGTCATGAATTCTATTCAGAAGAACAGGAAGGAGGCAATTCTGAACAGTCAATTCTTGGAGAGCTTAGTCCAGAAGAAGCCGGATATCAAGAAAACAACATAGGAGATTTTGATTTTTCTCATATGCCTAAAAATGAGCCTGAGAAAACAGAAGTTTCAGAAGATCCATTTAAAATTACTCCTGATACAGAATTCAAAGCTGAGAAGCCTTCTGAAGAAGAACAGAATGATCCGTTTCTTAATAAGATAAATGCAGAAAGAAAAAAAGTAAGCGATTCACTTGCAAAAAATATTAAAAAGAGCCGCGGAGATCTTGGTTTTTTTTATAATCCGCAAGCTGTAATTAAAATTGTTGGTCTTGCCACATGGAAAGCCCTCTTAGACCTTACTTATAATCTTTACCTAAAAGGATTACGTATTCTTAAAAGCAAGAACATTGAAATTACAGAAGAGAGAAGGCTTGAACTTGCCGATGATGCAATTGATCGGGTTATCATAGAAGCAAAGAAACTTCACAGGGAAGAAACAGGAAAAGAACTTACAATAGGAGAAGAAGCTGATTTGACAATAAGCTTGAAAGCTTTGTATGGTTCAAAAACAGAAATCAGAAATCCTATCATTGCTGAATATGTTAATAATGATCCTGTTCTTCAGGCACGTTGGAGTGATGAAATTGAAGCTGCAAAGATGGCCAATCTTTCAGATTCTGAAGATCGATTTGCAGAAAATGAAAAGAAGCTATATGGTTTATTTATAAATAGTAACACAAGCCTTCCTTATGTTGGTGAATATACCAGGAATGAATTGATGGAGATGGCAGAAGATCTTGTCGATCAGATGCCTGATGATGAAATTGATGTCAAGCAGTATTTTATTGACTTCTTTCCTGTTCGAGAAATGGCAGAAGTTTGGAGAAATGGAGACCAAGATGATTTTCACTTTAACCGATTTGTTCGCTTGAGAAACCATTACAAAAGCTCTCAGCGCTTTGTAAACCTGCTATACATTAATTCTAATGAAGGGCCATTTGTTCCATTACAATCAAATGCAAGGTACACTAAGCCACAGATTAAAAGAGAGAACAGAGAGTCCCTTGCAAAAAAACTTGCTTCCATAAGTATAACTGAAATACGTTCTATTCTTCAAAATAATGACGAAAAGAAAGTTAAGATTTTAATTGCTCTTGACAAATTCATTCGAGAAGAAAACAAGGATTTAATTGAACTGCTGAAAAAAGAATTCGGAGCAAATGCTAAAACGCATTTTAATTGGCAATATGTTATCAGCAAATTAAATAAGAAGTCTGATGTAACAGGTATTGACTGGGCTGCAAAAAAGGAAGATTTGATTGATGCTCTTACCAGATCTTCTTTCGTTGCTGATCTTATCAATGCAGATATAGAAACAGCGAAGAGGATAACCGGTATTGATCAGCATAAAAACAGAGGTCAGTGGGAAGCTTTTTTAAGATACTATTCAAAGAAAGAAGGCTTTGAAACATATGAAAGATTTTTGGCTAATAGAATTATAAATGGTCAGTCATTTGGAGGAAAGACAGCTTTTCCAACAGCAGACAACGCTACTGAAATATCTTATCACCAACTTCGTCGCATAAGGGCTTTAACAAGTACAAAGGCAATAAAAGATTATTATGAAGGAGTTGGAGAGAAGGGATCTCAGCTTGATACAATCTCAAGGCACTTTGCTGAATATTCAGTAAATCTTGGTGTTGCCAAACGGTTTACTACTGCTACCGGTAAGAATCAGGATTCTACAGAATATGATAGCTTTCTTACAAATCAGGGAAAAAGAGCTAAGCGTGAAGATATAAGAAAACTGTACAAGGATAATCCGTGGTTCCAAAAGTTTAAAGATTCCATTAAATTCTTTAAGCTTGATGGAGTAAAAAATACTGATACCAATATTGCAGAAGAGAGGTCAAAGTTAAACAGTACTGATTTTGACATTATGCTCATTGCCAATTTTATGCATTCTGATAAAGAACATATGGCAGGAAAGGGTAATTATCTTTTTACAATGGATCAGCAGGCCGATAGCTCCACTAAGATTATGATCCCTGTTGAGAGGTTAAGAAATCTTACCACTGCTCAGAAGGACAGCATACGCAAGTTACACGCCAAAAGAAATAAGACTACTGCAAAACAGTCTTCTGAAGCTATTAACAAGGAAGTTGGAATGTGGCAAAAAAAGATTGAAAATTTTGTTGCCAAAAAGTTCATGACAGATCCCGGAGTATCTTCAAGAGAATTTGCCGAAGAATTTGTTTACAATCACATTTACAACAAGTATCACACTGATCAGTATTTCAGAGGTAAGAATGATCGGGAGCTTTCATATGCCATGTCTATCAAAAGGAAGATACATGGTATGGGACTTACTTTATTGCAAGGATTACCTGGAGGAATAGGTAAAACGCACAGGGTGATGATTGTTAATGATCCAAAGGTCTTTATTGACATTGGAGTATGGAACAAGGAAGTTGAGCTTCCTGATGGCGGTGATATTATGATGCCTTGGTTCAATGACCAGATTGAAATAAGTTCCGGTGGAATGTACTCAGGCGTTATCAAAGCATTCACATATACTCATATCAATGGCTCAGAGCATTTAATAAAAGCTAATGATGTTGTGTATCCTCATTTACATACTGAGGAAGGAAAGATCTTTTATGCACAGAATCCAATGGCAAAAAAGATTGTTGAGTATGCTAAAGAACATGGAATTGACAGGATTGCATTTAAGTCAGGAACAAAAATAACAGGAGAGGAAAATGTCAATGACTGGAAATGGACTACCAGCGGTCCGGATATTAAAGAAGTTGACTTTGGTAAAGAGGCACCAAAATACATAGACATTGAGAATGATGATTTCCGTGTCATACTTGATCTTACAAATGAAGGTCTGTTAAATCTTGGTTCCCTTCCTACTCAGATATTGAACATTTTAAAGTCTACAAAGCATAAAGCAGCGATTGATAAATTATTCTCTGAAGCTTCTTTAATAAAAGAAAAAGAAATTCAAGAGGTATTAAATAAGAGCGGGGAAGATATTATAAAATGGCTCATGACTATCAATCCAAAGAGTGATGATGTTATGGCCTTGAAAGAAATGAACAAGCAGTCTGTAATAACAATGCAGGATCCTATTGTTCGTGGAATTGTAAACAAGTACTGGAAGAACGCGGTAAGAAAAAAACTCCTTGACTTTGTTGTACTAAAGGCTCAGTATGTTCATGGAAAGGTAATAGGACAGAATTTAGGTCATATCAAGCTTGACAAAGAGAAAAATGAGGTACAGAGTCCTGTTGTTTACCTTCCTGCTTCGGCAATGAAGTCTGATGAAAACCCTAATGGCTTTGAAGAAGGTGAAGGATTATTTATTATTCGCGTACCTACCGGTGATTTGAATTCCTTCTCTTATGTTAAAGTTGCAGGGTTTTTACCGCCGACAATGAAAAATACTATTGTTACCGATGGCGCAATTCAGGTTTATTCCGGATCAGACCATGATGGTGATACAGTATTCCTTTGGGCTCCATATAAGAACAAGGCAGGAAAAGAAGTTCCTGCAGGGGATTCTAGTTATGAGTCCCGGATGAACAGCATCTTTGAAATGATGAAAGAAACGTATGAAGATCCTCATATGTTCAATCGTATTACTGAGCAGACGACTATTGCAGAGAAGAAAGAATATCTGGAAACGTATTATGATGAAGGAAAGAATCTTGATCCGTTGATGCCGAGTAGCTGGAATAAGATGGTTCGAGCTAACTTAGATTCTCAGGATGTCATATCAATTACTGCTTCTGCACTGAAGGTTGTTTATAATTTAGCTTCAAATGATATTAACTTATCTACTCAGATTCGTTTCCCCAAATTCAATACTGAGTCAAGAACATGGGAAAAGATTCCATTCCTATTAACCGGATGGGGTAGAACAGTTGATAAGGACACAATAAATTCTTTTGAGTTTAAAGGGAAGAACTATTATGTAGAGATTGAAAAGAATCAAGAGGATGAAAGTGAATATTTCTATTACAATGAAGATAATAAACTTGTAAAAGATGAAGCTCTTGTTCGTCAGCTTGGTCGTGCTCATACGGAAGAAAAGAACAGGCTGGAATCAAGAGAAAAAGAAAAGTTGTTTTCTGTATTGAACGCTCATTTGAATCATGCTGCCGATGCTGTCAAAAATGGTACGCTGTCAATGATGAATAAGTTCTCTTCTACTGCCGGACAATATGATGCTTTATTAGGACTGGATGCTGAGATTGAAGATAGTCTTACTGCATTTATGCATACTCCGGGAATGAAGAAGTTCATTGAATTATATGAACATTTTACCTCAGTCAGTAATCGAAGAAACGGTGATGATGTTTATGATAAGATTGTCCTTGCTATGATCTCTCCTAAAACAATGGGTGAGTCATTAACAGAAGAACAAAAAGAATTTTATAGCAATGCTTGGGTTTTACAAAAGAACAGACTTCCAGATCTGTATGATTATGATATGGAAAGTGATTCAATAACATCTCAGATTAAAATTGTGAGAATGTTTAGTGCCATGAATAAGCTTTCCAGTGAGATACAGATGATCAATAAGATATTAAAGCTTACAACCTCTGGACCTCTTTCTTATGGAGAGTACATGGAAGGAAAGCATGCTTATGATCGGATTATGTTTCCAAAGGAAGGCTCAAGGCCATTGCGTTTTATCAATCACAGTCAGGTTCAAGAGATGATCAATTCTGATTCTTTTGTGAGAGCAAAAATCAATAGGGCTATTTCAGGGTCTTATTATGCTACACACCCAATTTCAACAAATTTTGGACAGCATGTGATATATAGAATTGCCAAAGAGCTGTCATTGATTGATAATCCATACAATGAAGAAGGATGGAAAGAAAGAATAAGAAACTTAAAAAAAGATCAGTATGATTTAATTTACAATGAATTTGATAAGTTCTTGATGCTTCAAGCTATGAATGTCACAGAGTCAAAAGAATCTTTAAAAGATGATGTGGCTCAGTGGCTTGAAAAGTTTCCAGAAGATAGTTTTGTGAAAAAATATTTAACATTCAGTCTGGTCAATGAGAGAGTTGAACTTAGTGAAGAGGCTAAACAGAATGTTGATGATTTTGGCTACTCGAAAATAGCGAAAGACAAGATGAAGGAGCTTCCTGATTCTGATCTGAATATGCTGATTAAATATTTGGTTAGTGAATTTGGATGGAGAAGTGCGCCATGGTCAGGTTCTTTCTATGAGATACTTCCATACAAGACATTGAAAGATGTAAAGACAAAACTTGAAGGTCTTTCATTTTTAAATTCTACTAATGGAGCAACAAGTGTTTCAAGGGATATCTTGATAAATAATCCTGAATTAATTCCTGAGTTTGACACCCTTTATGCTGGAGTTGTTATCAACGGAAAGGATATTCCTTCTTCCAGAAAATATGTTGTTAAGAACAAGGCAGGAGAGAATATAAATGAACTTCCTTATTTTGTTAAGATCAAGGATGAAAACAGAAAAGGAAAGTATAATATTTTCGAGCGCAAAAAAGAGACTATACAATACAAATGGAATAGTGTTGATATTTTCTATTATGAAAAGGACAAATCAGTAAATCTATCAAATGAGGTTATGCGTGCTTCTCCATTTTTAAATAGGCCAGCTTCAAATGAAATGGCTTCTCGTAAAGGAATTCCTGTTATAAACATGGCTGATCCTAATTGGGAAGCTCAGCTTAATGCTATTTTAAATCTTCCACCGCCACCGACTACAGGACAGTCACAAATTGATTTCCCTGAAGATACAATTGGCCCAAAAAATCTGAATGAAGATCCTATCACTTCTGCAGATCCTAAGCAGATAGAGATCATGCGTAAAAAGTTTGCTAAGCTATTCCCTCATGTCAAGGCTTTCTCTGCAGAAGAGTTCCAGAGAGTCATTGATGTCATCGCTCCGGGAAAGAAGCTTGACATGAATGCCTGGGGTGCTTCCATCGGTGATGCCTATTGGATCAATCCTAACACGCCTCACCAAGAAGCTATATTCCATGAGCACGCGCATATTTACTGGGCTATGCTACCTGATAGTGATATTGTAAAGAAGAAGTTGCTTGCACATTATGGCTCTGAGGAAGCGGCTGTAAATGCTATTGGTAAGGCTGGAACAGAATTAGTAAAATTAGAATCTCAGAACAAAGGATTGTTTAACAAGGTTTCTAATTGGATGAAACATTTTTGGTCAAGGGTGAGAGCAATGATCTGGAAAGATGCCTCTCCTGACCTTTATGCTAAAATTATGGCTCAGCGTATGTGGAAAGGAACAGATGCTGAACTTGCTCAACAGGACTTTAGGAATCTCACATTAAATTACATGAAGAGGACTAATACCGGTCCTGTCTTTCAGGATCATCAGGAAAAAATTGATGATTTGATAAAAAAGATCAATGAAAAGAGAGAGAATAAAATAAAGAGTCTTTCTGAGATTGAGCATACCGATATTACCCGAAATGCCTTTAGTGAGATCATTCGTAGGGGAGCACAAAACTTTTGGCAGGCTGCAATAGAAAGGATTACAGGAAAGCAAATTCAGCTGGCAGATTCGAAAGAATTTGAAATTATGGCTGCAGGGTTTACTCCTATTCCCGGAAACAATGATTATGTCTATAATGAACAGTTTGCAAGAGTGCCATATGCAGGAGCGATGGAACCAGGATTCCAAATGATAAGACCGATAGATAAGGATACCTTTTCAAAAGACAGGGTTGGAATCAGGTATATTGATTTGATTCAAAATGATGAAAATGAAAATCTTGCCAAAAAGGTAACAAAGGAATATCAAGAATATTTGAGTGATATGATTGAATCTGCAAAGCTTCTTTCTAATCGTTATACTGATGAAAGCAAATTAGAGCTTCTTGACAAAGATGCAGCTGTAGATATTGCCAATGATCTAAGCAGATTGAAGGCTAAGTATAACAGTCGTGGAATGAATATGAAAAGCGATAGCCTTGCATATTTTGATACTGTTGATACTATCATTACTTCGTATGCTACGGCACACCTTTTTACTCAAGAAATAAAAAATGAAGTTGATTCAAAAAATGACAAGAACAGAGTTTTCATAAAGGCTCTCCATGAGATTTTTGATCCGAGAGATGTGAAGGATTTGACAACACATAATTCTTGGGTTGGAAAGGACAATGTTATTGCTCCGTTTGCGGCACATTTAAAAAGTGGCAGTGCTGCTGTTGCTTTGAGGAATCAGATTATCCAGCGCGCAGAATTTGAAGCCAATAATGCTCAGGCTGAAATCAAGCATCTTTTAAGTCCTATTTATAAGAAATTAAAGGATTTGAAAGTTACAAAGAAAGAGATGACTGATATGGATACAAATACATCAGTATTCTATTTTGTTCATCCAAGTGGTCCGGGATATCCTGCTTCTGAAAACTATCAAAAGTTAAAAGGAAAGACAGATGAAAAGTCTAAGGCTATTATTGAGTTTGCAGATACTTATGCATCTCTGTTAAATAACTATGCTCCAAAGGAAGTTATTGCAACAGGAGAAAAAATGTTCCAGGTAAATTATGCTGAGGCAACCGGTACTGAATTATCAAAAAAGCTGGGATGGTTTACTGCATTCATGCATCAGTTTTTTGGCCAGTCAAAATACGATCGCCTTCACATTATGGTTCCTGAGTTTGACGAGCCGGTAACATTAAAAAATTATAAGAGAACGTTAAAGGAGAGGCAAAAAATTGGTGGTGCTGATAAAAAATCAAAGCGACAATACTACTTAGCTTTGCGTAAGGCTACTGAAACTGCCCGGAAGATGTATGATAGCACAAGTCCAATGGATGCGGCTAATGAGCCTATTATACGAACTGATGCAAAATCTATGTTCCATAGTTTGTATAAAGAGGATTCAGGTACAAGAAGTCGCGATATTTTTACCCCTGCAATGCACTTTTTACATCAAGGTGCTTTTGTCAGGGCTCTTGGTGACAATCTTTTAGTGATGGAATTCACTGAAAACTATGCTACAACATACAATGCTAAAGGAAAAAATGTTGCTCGGTTTATCAAGCAGCTGAATGATTGGCAGTTGTATGGTATCAAGCCTGAGAGCAAATTACCTCATAATGTTGAAATTGTCACAAAATTCCTGATTGAATATACAGGGCTGAAATTTATGGCTTTGAATTTCGGTGCCGCAACGATGAACTTATTCGGCGGTATAACTCAGAATGTAAGGGATCTTGGTTTCCGGAAAACATTTATTGGAGTAATGAGAACCTTTGGAAGTGTTAAACCAGGAACAAATTGGAAAACTGCTTTCTTGGATTCTAAGATCGTCAATATCATGCAACAGCAAAGAATCTTAGAAATCAACCATGACTGGACAACAGCAGATTCGTCTGATAATTATGGATTTATAAAGCAACTTTTATTCTCTCCAACGGCATTTGTTGAGTTTTTTAACCATTCTATGACCATTGCCGGTAGCATGTCTCAAAAACAATGGGATGCGTACAAACATGACGGAACTGTTAAAGATGGACATAAAGGAATGACAGCCGATCAGATTATCAAGCTTATCAGTGAGGCTCAGGATATACATGGTTCGTATCACCGTCTGGCAAAAAGGATTGCTGCTTCCACTACTGAGGGCCGGGCTATCATGCAACTTCGAACATGGATGTTTGATATCTATGATGTACATGCCATGTCAGAGCGCTTTGCCGGAACAAGTGATAAAAAACTCAAAGGTATCGTTCGAACTGTCGGAGATATAGGTGGCGGAACATTTAAGTACTTAGAGGTTCTGGCAAAAGAAAAGGATCATGAAAAGGCAAAGAAGATGTTCTATGCTCTCAAGCCAGTGGATCAGGAGAACCTTCGGAAGCTTGCAAGAGAGGCAACAATGATGCTTTTGATATCTATGCTTATTGCCGGATTTGGCGATGATGATAAGGAAACATATACAAGTTTAAATCGTATGTGGGGTGATGTTGCAGTTGTCTATGACATTGACAATTATATATACACCTTCCAGGGTGGACTGCCAGTTTTCTCAACCATTGTTGATGCATTAAAAATGATGAAAGGATTGGCTGAAAATGGATTCTATGGTCCTTTGGTTTATGAGAAAGACACGAAATATGGTAAAAAAGGAGATTCTAAGGTTCCTATGATGGTTGTCAATACTCTGCCAATGGAAAAAGTGATAAAAAAGTTCATGGAAGAAAAATAGTAATTATAAATAACTTATTTTAGCAACGTTATGGCATTGAATTTTAAAGCTTATTTTACCCCATTAGGGTGCTCGGAACTTAAAATAAAAGATACTACGGGCGTTTATTCAACTCCTGATAATACGGGTGGCTATGGAAGTCCTAATCCGGAACTCTCGGATTTTGATGCAGCAACGTTAAGTATTGAAATGTCCAATGGTGTTATTCTGGGGCCTTTTAGTGTTTATAATGGTGGAGGATCATTGCTTCCGTCAACTTCCGGAACAGAATTCACTTTGGACAAGAACGTATTGGGAGCTAAATTAGTTGACGGAACAACAGTGGCCGTTGTTACCATGACGGGACCTAATGATCTTGTTGTAGAAAGGCGACTTACGTTTTTTGTTTCTTGTAATGCTGACTGTTGCTTGGCTACGATGGCAACAAAGATTAAAGCTACTGATAAGTGTTGTGATGGCTCTGCTTCGCAGACATTCAACAACATTTCCGATAAAATAGTAGCTATGAAATACTTAGCTAATGAATGTTGTAATTTTACTAAAGCTACTGCAATTTTGGAGCAGGTACAGCTATTGTGTAGAGAAAATGGATGCTTAACTTGTTAAATCATGGGATGTACAAATTGTAACGATAAAACCAATGTCAATTGTGACTGTAATTGCCCTCCGGGACCAAAAGGTAAGGATGGGGCATCTTTTTCATGGATAGCAACACCTGAACCTGCCGGTGCCAATTGTATGCATGGCGGAATAAAGCTTCAGGGCGGCCCTGATTCTAACTATGATGGGAGTCCGGATAGTATTACCGTTACCAGATATGTCTGTAATGGATCTCCGGGGCAGTCCAGAGCTATCAAAAATGAAGCTGAACCTGCAGGAGTCAATTGTCCTAATGGCGGCCGTAAGATAACTACCGGTGATGATAATGATAATGATGGTGTTCCTGATACGAATCTAGTCGTTACTTATGTTTGTAATGGTGAAGATGGAAACGATGGCCCTGTGGGTCCTCCTGGTGCTACCGGTCCAACAGGCCCAACAGGCCCAACACCTGCAGCTTCTACTATTATTCCTTCTCTTACTATTCCTTCTTGTTTTACTTCTGTAATTACTCCGGGAATGAATCTAAATCAGTATTTGGTAGCGATTATGAATGCTATTTGCAATACTGCTCCAAGTCCTATTACATCTTTTCATGTTACAGATACCTTACTTCTTGATGAAGGGATAGCTATGGGAACAGGAGATACATTCAGGTTGCATTTTGATGATGAGACAACAGGGCTGAATTTTGACACAGGAAACAATCATGACATTACAGCTGGATGGTTTATTGCTCCGGTAGCAATGACAGCAACATTTGAAATTTCAGGTCTTATTCTAGAGTGGGCTGCAGGTGTTAATCCTGCAGGATCTAACGTAAGGCTTCAAATGATGCTTGATGGCAATGAGGTAGGGTTTGATTTTGTTACAGGGGCTTCATGGACTGCTGATGCAGATGGAGATTACCATACGATGAATACCATATCTGTTCCATTGACATTAACAGCAGGACAAAAAGTTTACTGTCAGGTAAAAATGGTTACTCAACCATCGTCAGGTCCGGACGATCTGCATATTAAGTCAACGTCTGTACCGATCTTTAAAAACGTATAATCTATGGCTTGGCCTGCAATAACAGCACCTTTAAAAAAATGGTATTATCTCTCTAATACAGGGACGGTACTTTATAGTCAGGCAGAAATAACGCGTGTTATTTGTGTTGCTAAAGCAGGTGGTTATACCGGGTTTTTTCTCTATGAGATGAATGTTGCGCCATGGAGATCATCAGGCGATACAACTTTCGGAACTACGGCCAAGACTAAGCTAAGAAGCTTCACTTCTCAGTGTCGGGCAGTGGGGCTGGACGTAGCGGGTGTTACTGATAGCAATCCAGATCATATTGATTGTTACATTGATTATCAAAATATTGCTTCTGTCAGTGAAAAACTTGTAGGAATTACTATTGAAAATGAATGGTGGTGGTATTCTTACAACAACCCGGCTACAAAAGCAAATGCTCTTGGCCCTGGAAAAATAGGCACCTATTCTTTTTTGTCAATGAAAAACAATTTGCTTTCAAGGCGTACTGCTTTGCTTGCAAGAGGCTTATTGACATACGGATATGTTGGATGGTTAAAAAGGAACTTAGAATTCTATACTGATCAGCCAGGAATGGATGGCTCTCAGGTAACTGGTGGTCATGAAGCTAATCAGCTTCAAGGGGTTTTTGATGTAATGATGTGGCACTCCTATTATAAGTCAGATCCAAAGAACGGACCTAATTTTGGATACGCTGCAGGAAGAATGGAAGATGTTACATGGAATGCAGAGAGTTATATTATTCTTTCGGTAGAGTCTGCCTTTTCAAAGAATTTCTTCGAAGGAAAGAATGAGCTTGGAGCTGTTGTGTATCCAAAGAAAACAATTCAGGATGCTTGGGATTACCTGACATTGTCAATGGCTTCCGGTACACCTCAAGGGAACTCGGAATACTTTAATAATCCTTCTACGCATGCCAACATAAAGAATTTCATTAATCTTACTGGAATAGTAATCTTTACTTATGGTCGGATGAAGGCTTTAAGTGCTGGTAACGGGCCATTTATTTTAGTCAACGCAGGCAATGACATTGTTAACAACAGTCCATCGTTTCCTAACCAAACAGCCAATCCAGTCGGTACGGCTTGTGACGATGAACTTCCGGTAGGAAGAACATTAACGTATCTTTGGAGTATTGTTTCTCAACCTGGCGGGGGGCTAGGTAACTTTAATGGAACAGAAACATCGCTTATACCGACCTTCACTTTCGAAGTTGCAGGAACATATGTTCTTCGATTGACAGCGTCAGATGGAACAGTATCATCTTATGATGATATGCAGATACTTGTATCTTCTCCACCGGCACAAAAGCATTTAAGATTTAATTCATCGCCTGGCAATGGAGTAGTGATAAATTTAAGTCCTGCAGATATAAATGCAATTTCAAGTGCACCGACACCATTTATAGCTGAATATGATGCTACTACAGCTGTTACTGCTACGGCACCGGCAACTTTTGGTGGCAATGTATTTCAAAAGTGGACTCGTGGGGGCTTCGACTTTTCTTTCTCTCCTACTATTTTATTGGATGATCTTTCTTCTCATGTCCTTTATGCGGTTTATGTTCCTACGCCACCGGCAAGACAAAGAGTTCAGATCGTATCTAACTATGCTAATATTGATTACGATATAAGTGTTACAGATGCTAATGGTAATCCTGTAGGGCTTACAGGAACTTGTCAGGATATTCTACACTATTATGTTGGGCAAATAATAACTATTACAGCTAAACCGGGATCGACATTTGGCATTCCAAGTTTTCAAGGGTTTTATGCTAACCATGTTTTTGTTCCTTCTAGCGGGCCAACTATATTAACACATGTTGTAACATCTAATTATGGTGGCGATACTATTGCTATTATGTATGGAACCGGAGACCGTATAACGGCCTATGGTGGAACAGCAGACTGGCAGTGTTTTGCATTAGAAGGGACAAATTATATATCTCCAATAATTTTAGTTCCAAATAATGCTCCGGCTTATAGCAACACTTTTACTGTGGAGCTTTATTCTGGTGGTACAATATCAGAGCCTTATGGTATTAATGCTACTTGTAGCGGAACATTATTAGCTACAAGTGTTTATACTTCTCAACAAGCGGCTTCTGGTTTTTTTCAGTATTTTGCAAATCCTCCATTTGGAGTTGATTTGTGGATGAGAATTATTGACGATGGTGGTCTTTATACTACAATGGTTTTGGGACCATTTAGAACTGAAAAGCCTCCAGCATTATCAGTATCAGTTGTTGGAATCAATGCTGACTGTACAAATCCATCTCCATCTGCAAGAGCCAATGTAGACATTACAGGCGGAATAGCACCATATACATATCAATGGTGGGATTATCCAGGAGAGTCTATAAACTGGGGGACTGATGATTATATTGAAGCTCCTGCAGGGACTTATATTGTTTATGTTACCGATGCTAATGGTTGCACAGCTTTTAACACCATAACACTTGAAGATACTGTTGGTATCCGTCTTGTTGAGTCAATCATAACACATCCTAATTGTCTTCTTCCTACCGGTGCTATTCAGGTAGAGGTTACAGGGGGTGTAGAACCATACGAATATACATGGACACCATCAGCACCGGATTCGAATTATATTTCAGGATTGTCGCCAGGAAGCAGTTATATGCTTCATGTAGAAGATTCTCTTGGCTGTCAGACTTCACCGGATCTCGGACCTTTTGTTATCGGACCGGCACCAGAGCTTATTATTTCTATTTCAGGAAACTTCGGCTCTGTTGTGTGTGAAGGGCAAGCTGTTGTATTAACCATTGACAGCATAAGTGTTAATGGTGCTGAAACACCTGTAGATAGTATTTTATGGTCTAACGGGGCAACGGGATTGGTTAATAATATTGGACTTCTTGCTCCCGGATCGTATAGCTATTGGGCATATGTCGTAAAAGACGGATGTGCAAAAGTACAGACTTTTGAATTTGATGTCATTGCAGCTTCAACAGATCCTCTTGTAGTAACTTTAGATGTTGCTCCTGATGGTTGTGGCATTAATGATTATGAACTTAGTGTTGCCGGTACAGGTGCTTTTACAGGATTTTATTGGGAGCCAACATTAGAAACTACTACGGGGATAGCTTATCCTTCATCCGGATTGACAGCACCGATCGAATATTGGGTTGTTGGTATCAATGCTTACGGATGTCGCACAGAATCAAATCATATCATTGTTTCTCCTGCTCCACCACCGACAATCAGTGCCGTTTCTGTTACCAATGTAGCTTGTAATGCCGCAGCCAATACAGGTGCTATCAATGTTGATGTTACGGGTGGTTGCGAGCCTTATGCTTATGCATGGACGGGGCCTACAGGATTTACTGCTACGACAAAAGATATTAGTGGTCTTTATCTGGGAACATATAATTTGCTTGTCACCGACAATCTAGGTCAAACAGTAGCTTTGACGGAAACCATTATAATATCTTCTCCTAGAATAAGTAACATTGCAATCGTTGATGAAAGTTGTGCAGGAGCCAATACAGGTTCTATAAACTATGACGTTACTGGCGGGACTTTTCCTTATTCATTCCTTTGGAATGATGGGGCAACAACACAAAACAGGGCAAATATTCCTGGCGGATCCTATTCAGTTCTTGTGACAGATGCCAATGGATGTACCATTGAAGGGTTCTTTGATGTATCATCGATACCACCGGCCCGATTAGGAATCAATGCATTATGTCCTGAAGCTGGAACAAGAGTTCGTGGATGGGCTCAAGCTTTAGTAACCGGCGGTAGCGGCATCTTTACTTATCAGTGGTCAAAAGACGGTGTTGTTTTAACGGGGGAAACAACAGATGTTGTGAGGTTTTCTTCTTCAGGTCTTTATTCTGTAGAGGTTACAGATATTGCTGGCTGTACATATACTGCTCAATTTATTTGTGAAGATGTGCCGGAAATAATTGATGAGGTTGATGAAGATTGTGCAAAAAAGCACAATTTGATGTGTTGTGTAGGTGATTATGCATACAAAGCTATCATGGCAGAAAAAACAGGAGCCTTTAATGCAACCTGTTTGAAAACTAAGAGTAAGACACTTATGGCTCTTTCAAGAGTACTGCTTAATAATCCGGAGTATTGTTTAACTGAAACTGAAATAGAAGCTCTTTGGGCCACTGTTCAACAGTTTTGTGGATGTAAAAATTGCTGATGAGTACAAGACACATATTTAATGATGGTTATAGCAGTTTGATCAGACTGGTCAAGCAGGGTGTTCGCGCTCGTTTGGGAAGTATTGCTTATGCTGAATCTAATGATAATGCTGTTCCTTTAGATCAGTTAATGGAAATCCTTTCAGGATTTTCTCCTGGTGGTGGAGCGACTATAACTGTTGGACCTGAAAATCCGCCTGACAATAGCTTTGGCAATGACGGTGATTTATACATTGATGATACTGTACTTCCGGGTGATTTATTTTATAAAACAGGTGGAGTCTGGGTATATAAATGGAGTACAATAGGGATTGTTGGGCCAACAGGAGCTACAGGAGCTACAGGAGCTACAGGAGCTACAGGAGCAGCAGGAGCAGCAGGAGCAGCAGGGCCGGCTGGTTCTCTTTGGTATTCATCAGCAGGTGTTCCTGCATTTCCAGCTGTTGCAAATGATCATTATTTGAATGTTTCTAATGGAGATGTTTATATCTATAATGGTAGTTCATGGACTTTATCTGGAAACATTCTTGGCCCTGTGGGTCCTCCTGGTGCTACCGGAGCAACAGGAGCGGCAGGATCTGTTTGGTATCATGCAAGTGGTCCTCCTTCGGCCGGAACAGGTATTGTAGGTGATTGGGCTTTAGATACTCTCACGGGAGATTATTATGAAAAGACCGGTGCCAGCACATGGACGCTAAGAGGAAATTTAAGGGGTCCAGCATATTCTGATTATAAAATTGTTCCTGGGTCGGGTTCAAGCTTTAGTGGTTTTGCTTCAAATATTACATTGGATCTTTCTGCAGGAAGTGTTGTTTTGACAGATTGTATATTTTTAGGTACAGGAGAAACTATTGTGTTCCCTGCAGGATATTCAGCAACAGGAAAAACACTTATATCAGGGGTATCAAGCAATTTTGAATATGACCTTGATACAGGACTGCCTGCTGTTTATGACAGTGGAACTGAACTCTTAACAATTGATGCTGCTCTTGATTTTGTAGGTGTATTTAATCTCAACAACTACATAGATATTTCAAAAATTACAGGGTTTAATCCAATTGGAAAAGTTACAAGGTTTCAGTCACCTGTCGAATTTGATGGATTTGTTATGAACGTCAGAACGCCCGGAAATGCCGGTACTGACGAAATCATGTTCCCGAGATACTACCCTTCAGGATCTCCTGCGTTTGAAACATATAACGGAAACACCGGCTTCGTAACACTTGAAAGACAGGGAGACCACAACGTGGCTGTCTATATTGTTGAATCATATTAATAATTAAACAATCAAAAAAAAAACAAAATGAACGACTTAGCGAAATTTAAAGCGGCTCTTACTGTTATTCAAGACAGTGCTTATTTAAGAGGAATATTCTTGGCAGACTCTCAGCTGGAAGGGTTCATAGCTACTCTTAATAGAGTTGAAGGAGCTATGAACGACTATCCTAATGGAACAGTTGAAGAGATTGTTGCAGCAGCAGAAACGCAAGTTAAAACAGCTTTAGGCATAGCTCAGTAATATGAGATTCCTAACCCTCATACTATCGCTGCTATGGCTGACAACTCAGGGGCAAACATTAAACCAGCCCAAGAAGAAATTCATCTTCATGGGTTACTGCATACCTGAGATCAGGACCGTCCCGGCTGATACCCTGGCAATCCTGACTATGTATAAGAATCTATTTGTTCCTGATACAGCTGCAATTTTAGCAAAATGTAGGAAGGATACTATCAAGATTGATGTGCCTTATTTTGTTACGGCTGATACTGGCAGAATCCTTTCAATGTATTGTGATACGATAACTGAACCGGTTGATGCTGATACTTTATACAGAGGGCTTTATCTAAACGGATTTAAAAATATTGTCGGAAACAAAATGTACGAAGATGCTTTATGCTATGACTTAAAATTCTGGAAGATTAATGCAGTTCACGAATACAATCTTGGAGATATTTTAGGCACTTCGAAAGAGCCGGCACTTGCAAAGCTCCATATCAGAATGCGAAAAGAATCTGGCATTAAGGAAATTGTCGCAGCTCGCGGAAACTCTGCTTCATGCGTTGGTGCAGCAACAACTTTCAATAAAAACAATGCCGATTCAGCAGACTTTGACGGCTGGAATTTAGAATTTGAGCCTTGGAATGCTTACCCAACTTCAACAGGTGGCTATACGTTTGACAAGACAAAGGCAAGTGAAACAAGTTCAACTGAAGCATCAAGAGGATTAGCCTGGCTTGACAACAAAAGATATTTGTCTGAAATGAAGGCTGGCAAATCCAATGGTCAGGTTGAAACGATTTATGATTATTTCGGCTGGTTTAAAACTCCATTTGAAATAGATGCGCCCAAAACATTGATCGCTCAAACAGATGTTTTGATTGTTCACATGTACTATTCATCTCCTGATTTTGGCAGGTCGAGAACAAGGTGTAATGACTTAAATAGAGAAGCAAAAGCCCAAAACGAAATACCGATTTTCCGTCCTATACTTTCAGCAGAACCTGATTTTATGCAGGGGTATTATAAAGCTCATTCGCTAGATGAGGCATACTTCGAGTGGAAAAAGGGATTTGATGCTATGAATTATAGTAATCTGAAAACAGACGGATATATAGTCTTTGCTCTTGACTTCTTGAGAGTAGCACAGCCAAGCTCTGTTCCAATGGCAAGAATGATTGACGGAGTAGAAGTTGAATATTTACCGGCCTTTGCCGATCCTGATTTTATCAATGAAACCTTGCCCTCTCACCTTGAGATGGCCCAAGAACTGGAATAGATGTGGAGTGGTATCAGATACTTAAAGAAGCTAAAATTGACATAAAAGACTTCCTGGCAATTATTGTATCTTTATTTGCAATATGGGCTGGATACAAAGTTAATGTTCATAAATATGTAATGTATGCTTGGAGAAAAATTATGATGCCAATATTCGATAAGATATCCGGAAGAGCTGCGACTAATGCAAGGCTTGATAATCTAACAACATTGATGACAAGCGGGATTGCAGGGATAAAAATTCTTACCTCTGATGTTGAAAAACTAAAAAGTCAGCATGAGACAATGATAAAAGAATTCAATCCCAACAATGGAGGGCAGAGCATGAAAGAAATGACAACCATGACTCATGCTCTTATTTTGACAATGATTGATAAGAATGAGGAAGAGATGATATTAATGACCAATCCAAAAGGTGAAGTTTTAAGAGCAAACAGACTTTTTAGGAGCACAACAGAAAGGGATCAGTCAGAAATAAAAGGAAGTGGATGGATTAATTGTATTGCAGAATCGGACAGGTCGAGAGTTTGGAAAGATTTTAACGATGCTATTATGGCCGAAAGGGATTATGAGTCAACTTATTATATTGTAGATAAAAAAGGCACTGAGTATCATGTATCTTCAAAAGCTACAAGGCTTACTGATCCCAAGGGAAATATTATCGGGTACCATAGAACATTGAAATTTATTGATTAAATAATTCGTATACTTGTTATTCAAAATTAAACATCTAAAAAAAATCACATGAAAAAGAAATCGTTAGGAGTAGTTATTTTGTCAATGGTAGTTATATTCTTAATGAATATGACTGATGCATTCGGCCCAATTGGAATTGCTATTGTTGGAATAGCAAATTCAGCTATTATCATGTGGCTAAAGAAAACATCCGATTCCGGAGTCTGGCTAAAAAATATGTCTGCCGGATTTTGGATTGTAAATATTTTTGGTGTTGTAATAATGGTCGGTGGTAGCATTGTTGCTAATCAAGAGTTATTTGGCCTTTCAGAAGTGGTTATAGCTTGGATATCAAAAGGGGTTATAACTCTGAATGCTGCTATTCTTGCTCTTGGAACAACAACTCCAATGACAATTGGAGACAAGACAATTCTGTCAATTAAAGAGTAAGCTCATGGCAAAGAAAACAGGTTATATCGAATGGTGGAAAACCAAAGCGTATTTCTACATTCATGTGTTGCATACCAATGGAAATATCAACAGTCCTGATAAGTATCCTTCTCGTAGTGGGATCTATCATCGCAAGAAGGTTCTTGAGAAAATGTATCCAGGGTACAAGTGGAGAAAAAATCCATTAAAAAAATAAAGCCATGTTCCGGGTAGGGTTTGCTCATGCTGAACTGCTCTACCCGGACGGCTTTGCTAAAAGATGAAATCATTTAACATAAATACCATTTTAATCATTTTAGCCTGTATAGGCTTTTTTATTTATCTCAGTAGGGGTAAACCTGAACCGCCGGTTCAGAAAGTCGAGACAAAGACCACTACTGTTCAATTACAACCAATTTACATAGAATCTCCTGTTCCAGCATCTATTGTTGTTCATCCATCGAATTTCAAGGTGGAGACTACTAATATAGATACGCTGATTATGATGATATATCAGCTTAATTCCCGGCTATCTGAGCTTGTTACATATGATACGACCTTTACAGACTCGCTATCGTCAGAACAGCTTAAAATCACCTTACAGGACAATCGTATTAAGACATTATTGAGGAATCTCAAGATTAACAATACAACGACATTAATCACGGAGACCAAACTGCCTACCCGTCGTATTTTAGCTGGTGCCTTTGCATTATCTGACGGATCTGACTTAGCATTTGGTCCTGTGATGTCGTTTCAGAATCGTAGAGGCGATATCTTCTCTGTTGGAAAAGATGCGCTATCTAAAAGCTGGATGGGGTCAGTACAACTTAAAATCTCTTTAAGAAGGAAGCCATGAAACTCAGTGATAATTTTGATATAGAAGAATTTGTTCCAAAAGCAATATTTGCCGGTTGGAATAAAAGATCGATCATGTTTTTAGATCCCAGGCTAATTGCATTGGCAGAATTCCATAGAACCTTTTTTGATTTGCCTGTTTATGTGAACAATTGGGATAGTGGTGGAGCTTTTAGTCTGAGAGGTTTCAGGCCGCCAAATACAACTACAGGCGGTAATTTATCTCAGCATAAGTTTGGCAGGGCTTACGATAGCAATACTTCCGGAATGACAGCCAAAGAGGTCTATGATGTTATCCTGGCAAATGAGAAAGCTTTTATGAAAGCCGGGCTTACTACAATGGAAAATGTAGATTTTACTAAAGGCTGGAATCATTTAGATATCCGCTGGACCGGACTAGATCATATCTTAATCGTCAATCCATAAAAAAAACCCCAACGGTATTCTGTCGGGGTTCTTCTGTCTAAATCAACCTATGTCAAAGTCGAATTCAAAGATAGTTATTTTCAAGTATTAAAGAATTTTTTAATTCGTTTCTTTAAATATCTCTTAACAGGAGAGCTTACTTTTGTTCCATTTGGAAGAGTTGCGTAAAATCGAGATGTTCCGGATATATTAGATCCAATTCCGCCCCAAGTTATTTCAATTCCCATATATTGACCAACATTTTTTATATACTGCTGTTGCTCTATTGCATGTGCCATGATTTATTTTGTTTTTAGTTTTTTTTATTTAAACACACTCCTTTTTATCCCTGAATGTGCCTTATGCCTTATCTTAATCAAAATAGGACAAATTGGTTTTCAGAAGTAGAAAATCATTTTTCAGCTATTGATTTTCTTTAAGCTGTTACTTTCTCAAGTATCCACACCCTGTAAGGTGGTACATCGCTTTCTTTTATTTTCAGGTCGGTATGTTGTCAGGAGCAAGACAGAGCCACCACTAGAACGATGTGCAAGAAATACAACTATCGGCTTATTTGATTCTTTTAGCTAGAATCTGGGCGCTGGTTGTTCAGCCTGTAATCCGAAGCGAAACCCTATAAACACGAAATCCCATCAATAAACGTTGACAGGACTTTCTGGGAATTTCGCTCGGCGAACCGATAGTAAGATTTTTTTGTTGTTTCGCCTGTCAACGCCTTACAACAGGACAAATGTAAAACAGAATTTTTAAAGTTCCAAATTTAATTTAAAAGTTTTCATCCCATTCAACTTTCCACAATTTTGAAAGGATATCAACCTTTTTTTCATACACCAAATACCACCCTTCACGATTGTCAACTTTTACAACCTTTCCAACTGTCATTGGATCGATCAGTTTTTTCGTTATCACAGTTCCAACCTCTGGAACTTCTTTGACTTTTAAGACAAAGCTGGATTCATACTTTTCACGAATGATTACAAGAGTAATTTCGATTTCCTTTTCTAAAATGCTCTTTCTCCATCCGCGTAATCCCGGGAGCATCTGTAGCATTACTCCTTGATTATCTGCATACCTATAGGATCAGAACTGAATCCTTCAGGGATCTCTGCAGGCTTCTCTGTAACGATCGTATCAGATAGATTACCAGGAACAACACCACCCTGATAATAAGCAACAGGATCGGTTGTCCAAACACCAAAGACATCCATTCCATGTAAGAACGATAGAAGTTTTCCCTCAACTTTATTGAAGTCGATTTTAACAACTCCACCGGAAAGCATATTAAAAAGAACGTAATCACCTACTTTTAACCCGTATTCTCTTACAAGATTTTCAGTTAAGGCAACAATTTTTCCTGTTCTTAAAAAGATTGTCTGATCTTCTTCAAGATCAATTCCGGATTTTGTCTTTCCTTTAATTTTCATGACCTCAATAGTCATTCGCCCTTCTTTGAGCCATAGTGGCAATACTGGGAATCCTTCTTCTTGTAATTTCATAGTTGTTTTTTTTTAAAATTCTGTTGGGTTAAAACTGAGCCAGTCGATTTCCTGCCGGCCATTCTTTTTCAAAAATATATTTGCCTCTAAAAAGCAAGTGTTGTCCTGTGAAAATTTATTCTTGCTCTTTTTGTGATACGCATTACCACCGGGAGCATTGTTTTTTATTATCAGATGAACATCCTGATCGATAAACTTTGAAAAGGCTTGAAGTTCCTTACCCCAAAGTAGGAAAACTGTAGGTTTCTGATTTTTGGATCCTAAGATTTCCATTGTTGCATCAATGATATCTTCCCATCCTCTTTGTTTGTGACCTCTTGATTTGGGGCCTACTGAAGTAAGATATCTATTAAGTAGAAAGACTCCTTGATTTACAAGACCGTCTAAACGGCCATCCTGTTGCCTTGAGGAATAGTATTTCTTTTGATGCTGCAGATAAATTTCTTTGATAATGGTATCTAAGACCCGCGGGATAAAGCCCATCTTTTTTGAACTGTAAGCATATCCATCTGATACTCCTGAAATTATGTAAGGATCAAATCCAAGAATGACTACATGAACATCTGAGGGTTGCAAGTCTTTATAAATTCGAAAGACTTCATGTTGCTCAGGAAAGACTTCTTCATCAATACGTTGCCGGGCAATGAACTCACGTAATTTGATCGCGTTCGGCTTCTTCAATATGTTGTCGAGCAACATTTCTTGCCAGGATAATTTCTCTGTAAGTGGACTTGATAAATTCTTCATATGTGACATTGCTTATTCCTATTTGTTCTCTCCAATGAATTTCAAAAATTAGTGGTACATCAAAGTTAGGTGTTTTTATTATTCTTTTTCTGTCCTTTGAGTAAAGATCGAAATATTTGATAGTTCTTCTGACTGCTGAGAAGGATAGATTTAACATCTCTTTGCTCAGGTACATTGTTGGCATCTTCTGGACCTGAATGAAGTTGGTTTTGTTGAATGCTTGTAAGCCGAAGATCCAATCTGCTGAGTACAATTTGATCCTGCTCGTATTCGTATAGCAAAAGTCCTCCTTCATAGCTCCATAGTTTTACTCCTAATTTGACAGCAATTTCTTTATCCTGTTTTGCCAGAGAATCACAAATCGACTTGAGTAAATTGTCGGTGTCCGGCATTTCATTGTGTAGTGTTCCATGCATTTCAGCCTTCTTTTTTTCACTCCATGATTCTGACATAGGCAGAAAAAAAACAGCATGTAAATGATTTCCAAGAGTAAATTTATCTTTATCTGCAAATGTCCTCAATGCATCAGCGATAGTTCTGTAATTGACAACACGATCTCTTTTTTTCCACTTGTCGCTACGTGTCATTCGTGGCTTGCCCATGACCGTAATAGGCCAATAGAGAGTTCTTTTAATTTGCATTTAAAAAGTCGCTTTTATAAACAGAGAGATTACTTGGAGTCAATGGTTTGTGAAAACACATTAAACCCATCCATAATTTTCCAGTAAAAAGAATTTTAAGTCTTTCTTTCCATGATAGTTGCCAACAACTAATTACATATCCATCTGGTCCGGGATCTTGATATACAGGAATTGGCTGATATTCCGGTTGATTTTCAGCATATGTTTTGTTAACCTCTGGAAATTTTATTGGATTCATGATTTACAGGTTTTAAGATTTTTAACAGCACTCTCCTTAGAATAAGGTTGCTTTTTGATTTTTACTTTCACTTCGATGCGATATCTACAACAAAGCCAAAGTACTTGAAATTCGGTAAGGCTACTACGCATCGAATCCTTTGCCTCATTTTTGAAGTACCTTGACAATGCTGCAAAATTAATGCTCACTCCATAACTTAGAGCATCTTCAATAATCTGACTCTTGGGAATATTCAATTCCTTCTCTGTTCTGGAAATTATCAGTTCCCTGATAGTGTTATCATTTTTTATCAGACTCATTCTTTTTTATTTTAACTCGTGTTGCATATTTTCCCGGGTCTACAGATTCACTTTCCGGAACGTAAATTCCTCTCTCTGCTAAATAGGCCCATACATTAGTAATGTACTCAGCCATCCTTTTCTTTCCAATGGTAGAAGTTTTTGCTACATGAACAAACTCTGCCAATTCTTCTTTCCCATCAGGCCAGATGATCTTTTCCATAAATCTATGAGAAAGGAATTTCCTTGCAAAGAAGTTATGTAGTGCTTCTTGTTCCCATCCACCGAAAGATTCGATATTGTCTATCAACCAACGGATAGAAGCTCTGTAATAGCCATGCTGATCACTTGTAGCCTGAACAAACCTGGGGGCAAGGGTATATTCTACCTCTTGCCCTTCCAGCCTCTTTATCGCAATTGAATAAGACAGCGGTTTGTTATGGATAATGATTCCATTTTTCACTACTCCAGTAAACTTTTCCTTTGGTTCAGAATTCATCTGATGGCGTATTCAGTTTTAAGTACTCTTTAATGTCAACCTCATTAAGCAGAAAATCACCTGCAGGAATTCCATCTCTTCTCTCCGGATCACCTTCTAAAATTGGCTTGAAGCCATTTTCATTGTACTGAAAGAACTTCATTCTTAATTCCTTTGAAGAGTATGTAACTTGTCCTTTATCATCAAGAACAACACCGGTAGCATCAAGTTTTGCCTTTCCTGCAACGATGACATAAAACTTTTCTCCAATAGCTTCAAGAACGTTTTTCTTCTCGTCACTTTTTATCTTCAATGCGCCTCTCAGGTTTTTCCAGATCCATTCAACATTTGGTGTAGTGCCTACATTGAATATGATATCTTCTTTTCCTGCAGAGGTATCTAAGCCAATCTTGAGTTTTACAATTGGGTGAACTCCTGACTGATCATAGATTATGTTACCATCTGGTTTACGTGCATATCGAATATCTTTTAGTTCTGCTAAATGAAGTCCGACAGGAGCGTAAATGTCTGGTTTCTTGTAAACTCTCTTTACTCTCATTTTTTTTTAAAACTCGTCTGCACCTATTTCTTCTGCAGGAGCGATTGGCGTTTCCTCAAATGGATTTCGGCTCCATTCAGGAGAAAGTTCAATTTTCTTTTGAAGGAACTCAGGCAATGTCAAAAAGATTCCACCTCTGTCTTGTCCTTCAATATCAAAAAGAATGAGCTTGT